GTGAACGTACCCCCGCCTATAGAGGCGGGAGCTTCCTGCTTCAGCGAGAGCAGCACCGCTAACTCCGAAGAGTTATGGCGACTTACACTCTCTCCACAGGCGTAGATTCCCGTGCGACCCACGGTACTTTATGAGTTACGCTAGACAGATATTCGCCTAGCTTCTTCTCTAATGTTTATTGCAGCGTTCTTGTCACGGTTATGATGACTGCCACACTTAGGGCAATCCCATTCCCGCACAGATAAGTCTTTGGTGTTATTGTTCTGGTAGCCACAAACATGGCATAGCTGACTGCTTGGATACCATTTGTCTATCTTGATAAGTTGCTTACCCTGCCATGCAAGTTTGTATTCCAGCATACTTGTGAACATGCTCCAGCCATTGTCGGATATGGATTTACCAAAGCTGAACTTGCCACCCTTTTTTCGCTTCGCCATGGCTTTTACGCTAATATCCTCTATGCCAATCGCATCATAGCGGTCTGCAAGATAACGAGCTTTCTTATGCAGGAAGTCACGGCGCTGATTAGCAATTTTCTCATGGAGTACAGCCACACGCAGTCTTTGCTTATTCCTGTTACGGCTCCCTTTTTGTCTCTTGGAGAGTTTTCTTTGTGTCTTGACCAATCTCTTTTCGGCTTTCCGTAAGAAATTTGGATAATCGGCATTGTCCTCATTGGAAGCAACATATAGACCGTGCATAGCAAAATCCAATCCAAGAAAATTCTTCGGTATGATGGAAAGTATTTGGTTTTCATACTCAACCAAAATACTGATATAGTATTTTCCGGACGGTGTTTTACTTATGGTTACAGTCTTTATGGTGCTATTCTCCATCAATGGACGATGCAGACACAGCTTTACCCAGCCTGTTTTAGGCAGCTTGACCTTGTTTCCCTCGATTCTTACAGAGCCATGTTGGTTGTTCGTAGAATATGAAGCATGACCTGTTTTTTTCGACTTGAAGCGTGGCTTGCCAAAATGCTTCCTATTGCTCCAAAAGTTGTTATATGCCTTGTTCAGGTTTATTTGGGCATTGGCGAGAGCAAGGCTGTCAACCTCTTTCAGCCAAGGAAATTCTTTCTTGTACTGTGCAGGTGTATTGTTCAGCCTCTTGCCTGTTTCCTTATAGTAATCAAGACGATCTCCAAGCATCTTGTTATAGATGAATCTGGCACAGCCGAAAGTCTTGGCAAACATAATCTTCTGTTCAGTTGTCGGGTAGAGCCTGTATCGGTAGGCCTTATTCACTATAATCTCACCTGCCTTGATGTTCTATGTATTTTCGTATTGTCTCAATAGGGGCACCGCCTGTTGTCAGCAGGCAATAACTTCTTGACCAAAACATTTCTTTCCACAATTTACGCCTAACCTCTGGAAAATCTTTTTTGATCAGCCTAGAGCTGGCACTTTTATAAGCATTGATGAATTTTGATAGTTCTGTATTGGGATGAGCGCGAAACATGATATGAACATGGTCTTGGTCGTGATTCCATTCCTCCAACGTTATGTTATACGATGAACCAATGCGGACAAAAATATCTTTAGCGTATTGGCTCATTTGGTCAGAGAATACTTTGTGGCGATACTTTACCACCAAAACAAGATGGTAATAGAGTAAGAACACTGAATGGTTATTACTATCTAATTTCATAGTATAATCAATCCTTTCTCATCTACGACTGATTATACTACATAACTATCTACAGAGCAATGGTATGGCTCAATTACTTACGTAAATTCGCCATACCCGCCTTCATCACCCACCTAAGAGGTGGATGACTTCTGGCGGCTTAGTTTAAAATTTTTCCTTTTCTCTCATTGAATTTACTCGTTGATTGTTTTGAGAGTGTTTGCTTATCGTTATCGTCCATATTTTCCACGCTCTCCTTTTTACTACTGCAAATCAGTATGATAACCATAATGAATGATACGAGTGGCAGGAACATAGCGATGATGGCAGATATACACTTGCCCGTGCTGTATCCAAGAAAACGCGCTCTTTTCCATGAAGCAACAAAGAAGAGTATGAGCGCCAGTACGCCAAGCGAACTGGACGTTGTATATTTTCCTTCTATCAATATTCTGTTTAATATCAGGGCAATGAATAGCAGTACTGTAGCACCAATGTATTTCCATCTAGTCATACTCAAACGCTCCTTTTATTTCAAAAGGTTATAAGCTCCCATAATTGCCCCGGCTATCATCAAAGCGAAGCCGATTACAGTAAAGACAATGCCATACTTTCTTCTTAATGCGCTCATATCGAAAACCTTGCGTTCATCGAATCCCATGAGCTGCAACAAGAAACCGAACAGGAATATATGGTAGGCGAGCGAGAAGTGATTGAACGCGAACGGCATGATGAAGATGGCTATCAGCTTTATCAAGTCATTGCCGAGAGATTCAGCGAACCCTTCTACAACGATCATCGACAAGAAGAAATAAACAATCATATCGACATAGACGTTGCTGATGAGGATGTAAGTTGCAAGTAAAGCAATGAATGGCACGATCTTCATTATGAGTTTTCGGCGTTCGTATGTATCAATGGAAATACCGTTCCTTTTCTCGAAGCACTCTGTGCAGAAATACACCTTCTCTCCAGTCTCTCGGCTAGTACCGACGACCATATTTGTCTCGTCAAGCTCTTTTCCACAATCTCTACATACCATCGTGATAACCACCTTCCTATAATTATCTCAATGTTGCGACTTTAACTGTACATATCCATCGAGCGTGTTCTATCATTATCTATCAGAACTTTTTATTTCTATAATTGCCCGACATCGGGAATATGTTTACGGTCTGCACTTCTTGCACGGCCTGTATCCATCGTCTATTGCATCGTCACGCGAGTCATACTCAATTTCATTGTCTGGATTCATCTTTGCTACGTACTGGCAATCTGCGCGATGGAATACGCCCGTTCTTGCATTCGCTATATATTCAGTATCTTCCTGATCTTCATTTTCCGAGTGCAAACGTAAGTGACTGACCAGCGCTTCTACTTCTGCCTCGTGGCTCTTGCTCAACTCTGCTTTCAATTGCTGTATCTCTTGCTGTGCCTGCATCAACTCGACATGTTCGTTGTAAGCAATGCCGCAAGGTATGAGTATCGCAAGCAGTACGGCGATAAGCAGGAACCGATGACCTCTATTCATTGGAGTCACTTTCTCTATAATTATCTAAATATTACGACTTTAATTGCACATGCTTGTCGGGCACACCACGCATCTTTGCCAGCTCGTACAGGCTGAAATCTGCGTGCTCGCGTAAGTATGTGTCATCTAATAGTAGCTCTACGGCGAAAGTGTTTGCTATCATCTCAGCTTTCGCATCGTTGCCGAATGTGTAACTCGCCATCCATGCGGTATTGGCGTCAGGTGTGCAAAGTGCATGCCCAATTTCATGGGCAAGGATGAACGGCAGCAGGTGGGGTGGTGCCACGTCGCTGTCGATGATGATGATCTGCGTGCGCTTGTACCGCAGGTAGTTCGCATACTTGACGCCGCCAAGCGGCCCATACTGTATGTGCATGTGCAGGCGACGCGCTATCTCAAATGGATTCGTCGTACCGCACTTCCTGATGACTGACTCAGCTTTCCTCTTTACATCCATAGCATCACGACCTCTATTGTTGATACTTGCGCGGCGTGTACTTCTTCTTTGCTATCCGCTTCGCTTGTATCATCGCGGCTCTCAGTGTTGCCTTGAACGCTTCTACATCTTCTTGTGCGTCCGTGTCTCCTTCATAGGCGGCTGTACTGACGGAGTGCATCATGTCCTCTAGATCACGCTCAATCTGCCGCTCGTCTCTGGCGTTGAGGTCTGGCAGGTCGTCGTTCTTCTGCGCGTCCGTGTTGCCAAGCAGTAGGTCGGTTGACACATGGAAGAACTTTGCTATCCTCTCTATCCTGTCCATGCGCGGCATCTTGCGCCCTTTCTTCCAATCTGTGATAGTAGGCGGGGCCACATTCACATATGCTGCCAACTCGGCCTGCGTCCTGTCAGTAGATTGCAACAAGTTTGATAAATTTCTAGCGAATACTTCTTTTGCCTCCATTTTTATCGCCTCCTATATATGTAGTATATCGCTTTTTTATTAGCTGAACAATAATTTTTCCAAAAAAAGTTAGCCAAACTATTGACATTAGCCAATAGATAATGTATAGTATGTATTAGCTGATGGATAACAAAAGCGGCTGGCATGATGGCGTGCCGGACATAAAGAACTTGCTGCGGCAAGGGAAACAGATAGAAGAAGCGAACGGCAGGAAACTGCCCCAAGCTACGCATTAACTCCCATGTGGACGCGTACCTTTGCAATTATAGACAAGGAGAAAAAGAAATGAAGATAAGTCTCAAAGCGGCTCGCGTAAATGCAGGATTGACGCAGACACAGGCTGCTGCTAAGGCTGGTAAAAATAAAATGACAATCTCGAACTGGGAGAATGGGAAGAATCCTATCGACTCGTTCAGCCTCGAAAAGCTCTGCACTATCTACGGGGTAACGATTGACGATATTTTTTTGCCATCAAAATTAGCCAATAGATAATATCGGTATAAGAGATATCCATAGGATAATAAACAAAGGAGACAGACATGAAAAATAAGGAATTGCAGATTTTCCAGAACCCCGAGTTTGGCGAGGTTCGCACGGTGAGCATCGACGGTGAGCCGTGGTTTGTTGGCAGGGATATTGCGTTGGCTCTCGGGTACAGCAATACAAAAGATGCCCTCGCCAAGCACGTTGACGACGACGACAAAAAGATGGGGTCGCAAAACGCGACCCCATCCATCAAAGACTCTCTGGGCCGTGACCAGTATCCAGTTTTCATCAACGAATCCGGTCTCTACAGCCTCGTACTTTCGAGCAAGTTGCCGACGGCGAAGAAGTTCAAACGCTGGGTGACGAGCGAGGTCCTGCCTACGATTCGCAAGACGGGCAGCTACAGCGTCAAGCAGGCCGAGCAGGACAAGACGAGAGAGATGCGAGCCGAAGCAATGCTCCGCAACTCAATCTCCAAGCAGGCGAAAATGATGATGGAGATTGCGAAGATGTCTCACATCGAAGCATACCGCGAGGCTATGATGGCCAAGGCGGGCAACATCCTCGCCGGAGAGAATATCCTGCCGATGCCAAAGAGTGGCAGAGAGCGCCGCCCGCTCGGCTGGTTCTGCAAGCAGATTGGCAAGCCTGAAACGTGGAGTACGCAACTCGGCAAGATTCTCAAGATCAAAGGTATCGCGAAGTTGCCCGGCGAGAACGGAGAGTTCGTCGAGGACCATGCGCGCAGCAACTCTCGCAAGCAGGTCCAGAACTTCGAGTGGTACGTCGATTATCTTCTGCCGATTGTACAGAGAGATTTCATGAACTGAGGTGAGAAGGTTGCACATCGAGGTTGATATGGAAAAAGCCGACGAGGCGGTGAAGCGCGTACTCGAAACATACGAAGCGTTCAAGGCGGCGCTGAGTGAAGCTGAGTATAGCGGCTACATCAAAGTCGTCGCAGAAAAAAAGCCCACCCATAGCGGGCAGGCTGAGAAAGAGTGATCGGCAAATCAATCCTTCTTCTGCTTGTCATAAGCTTCAATCGCGGCAACGATGGCATCGCTTATGACTTGCTTGTCTTGAGACGAAAACTTGTCAGGGTTCAGTCGGCTCAAGACATAACGGACGGCGCTCTTAATGGCGCTGATATTATCCATGCGTACACCCCCTTCCGTACATAACATTTTATCACGGCAGGGGTGCTGGGCGCGATGACGAGAGTAGAGGTGATTGAGATGACAGAAGAGAGATTGAGGGAGCTTCTCGCTGAGGCCGTCGCACAGGCGGCCATCCAGCCGGAGTTACTGAAGCTCAAGGACGTGGCGACGATGTTGTCGTTGTCGCCGCCGTCCGTTCTCCGTCTCGTAGACGCGGGGGAGATTCCCTTCGTGCTCTACGGACGGACGCGAATGTATCGCCGCCGCGATGTTATGGCGTACATCGAGAGTATGGAGACACACAAAGGGAGGAATACAAATGGAGTCGCGTAAAGTTCGCCGCCGCCAGCTCAAGCCGTGGGCGCGCAAGGCAAAAGAGACGTTCGAGAAGTTCGGCGAGATGCTTTTGATGGCCTTCATGGGCATCGGCACGGTCGTCCTTCTCATTCAGTTCTTTGGCGTCATGATTGGCGCCATTGACCCTAGACCGTGAGGAGGTGAAGGGCATGGATGCAAAGAGTATCAAGTCCCTCGAAGAGTACAAGGGCGCTAAGTGCATCGGCGTGTTCGATGAAGTCCCGTACTTCATCGACGCGAGCGGATGCGCGTTCGCACGTGAAGTTGTGCTCAAGTACAACCCGTTCCGCTCGATGGACATTCTCGATATCTTCGATGTGCTCGATGCACGCGATCTTCCACCTGATATCAAGTCAGCCTACGACAAAGCCGTGCATGAGCGTGACACGCAGGACGCAGCATATATCGAGGCTGTTCATAGCACTGGATTCGAGACGCTGACAGAAGAGCGCGAGAGACACGAAAAAGCCGCCCGAAACCGGACGGCGTAAGGAGATGATTGTATGAGAATGTTGTCCTGCGGGGCTAAATCCCCGCTAGATTGCTTCTACTGTACTCATGAGGATTGCGTTTGCAACGACATGAGTACAGCAGAAGAAGGAAAATGGATGCGCGGTACACGGCGAAAGCCTAGCAAGCAAGAAGAGCCGAAGCGCGTAACCATTTCCATAGAACATGATACCACAGCGCGGGCTGTAAAGTCCAACTTCCGGCTCGCGAATTACGAGAAACTTTTGTTCTGATTGAGAAGGAGAGAATCATGAGTAATCTGTTTGACTACGACAAAGCAATCGAGACGTGCATGGACGAGGACGGCAACGTCATCGACGCAGAACTGAAAGCGTATCTCGAAGAGTACCGCGACGAAGCGATCGAGGGCATTGCAATGGGTATCAAAGAAGCCAAGGCCGAGGCTGAGGCAATCAAGGCCGAGGAAAAGGCACTGGCGCAGCGCCGCAAAGTTCGCGAGAACAAGGCGAACGGCCTTATGAAGTATCTCAGCGACTACCTCGCAGGCCGCAAATTCAGCACGCCAAAGGTGGCAATCAGCTACCGCAAGAGTGAGGCTGTAGAGGTAGCCGAAGGGGCGTCCGTGCCAGACGAGTTCCTTGTGGAGCAGGCACCAAAGGTCGATAAGGTGGGCCTCAAGAAGGCACTCAAGGGCGACGCTGTCATCGAGGGCGTCTCTCTTGTAGAGCGCCAGAACATTTTAATCAAGTGAGGTGAGTAGCATGTCGGAAGGTAAGCCTATCTATGCATCCTTGATGGCGGTGCAGGCGGAGCTGAAAGCGCCGAAGGGGCAGCATAACAGCTTCGGCAAGTACGACTATCGTAGCGCCGAGGACATCATCGAGGCCGTCAAGCCGCTTCTGAAAGAGAACGGACTGTTTCTGAACATGTCCGACGAGGTTGTGCTCGTCGGCGATCGCTACTACATCAAGGCCACTGTCAAGGTTGTCGATGTAGTGACCGGCGAATCTGTCCAGACGTCAGCGCTGGCACGCGAGGCGGCGCAAAAAAAGGGCATGGACGAGAGTCAGGTAACAGGCACGGCATCAAGCTACGCTCGCAAGTACGCTCTCAACGGCCTGTTCGCGATTGACGACAACCGCGATGCAGACACAAACGAATATGCCCGTCAGACTTCGCAGAACGCCGCAGGAGCGCGTTCACAGCGCAACGCATATCCTTCTAAGGGTTCGGCAAATGATGACCTTAGAAGCAAAGCTATGCACGCACTCTCGAAAGAGATGCAGCGCGTCGGCGCTTCGGGTGAAGAAGTCTCTGCGCTCTGCGGCGTGAAGTTCGGTAAAACGAACAGTCGCGACCTCTCGACCGGCGAACTCAGCAAGCTGGCCACGAATCTCGAAGCGTGGATTGCTGAACAAATGGGCGGCGGCAAATGATACAAGAGCATATTCTCGGCGAGATACAGGACGTGAGAGAGGACGGGACGGTAGTCATCACGGCTGGCCTGCCCGACCTTGACCGCGCCTTGCTTCGCCAGTACAAGAAAGTAGAAATCATCCTGCCGGACGGGCGACGCATCTCGGCAGAGCAGCGCCGGAAGGTGTATGCAATCCTCGGCGAGATATCCGATTATGTCAACGGCTACCGCGATGGCGATGCGCTGGAAGAGACGAAGGCGACAATGAAGATGGACTTCATGCTCAAACGGATGGAGTCGATGGAGCGCCGGCTATTCTCTCTCTCCGACTGCTCCGTCACGACTGCACGAGCTTTCATCGATTACTTGATATCGTTCATCATCGCGAATGATATCCCGACGAAAGTGCCGCTGATCGAGCAGTGCGAGGATGTCAGCAAGTACATGTACGCTTGCACAATGCACCGAAAATGTGCCGTGTGCGGCAAGCCTGCTGACATCCATCACTGTGAGGGCTCGCGTATCGGCGCTGGTGTGGATCGCGCGAAGGTCCACCAGCTGGGGCGCGAAGTGCTGCCGCTCTGCCGCGTGCATCACACGGAGCTGCACGCAATGCCGGAGAGCGAGTTTGTGAAGAAGTACCACTTGCAAGCCGTCGAGCTCGATGAGCAACTGTGCAAGCGGTTGAAGTTTAGAAAGTGAGGTGATTCGATGATTTACTCTTTTGACGGTGCCATCGCTAACGAGGTTGGCGTGAGTGCAGCTGTAGTGTTCCACCACATCGCGCACTGGATCAAGTTCAATGAGGTCCACGACCAGAACTTTGTCAATGGAAGGTACTGGATGTATGACACGATGGTCAACATGCAGAAGTTTTTGAACTTCTATAACGAGAGGACAATCAAGCGTTCTATCGATAAGCTAGTGGAAAACGGTTATCTGCTTCGTGACGAGCTTGGTAAGGACAAGTACAACCACACAAAGTGGTACGCACTGGCCGACAAGGGGGTAGCATACGCCAACCTCAACAACGTCAAAAAAAGCAAATTCGATACTGACAAAATGTCCCAATCTAGAACAGGAAAAAATGTCAGTACCGATACTGACAAAATGTCCCAATCTACTATTATACAAAGAAATACGAACAAAGGAATACAACAAAGTAATACTACCGCTGACCCCTTCTGCACCGGCTCGCCTGCTCTTGACGATGCTCTGCACGGCTTCGAGGAGATGCGTAAGAAGCTGCGCAAGCCTCTCACTGATCGGGCGAAGAAGCTGACGCTGGGCAAGCTGGAGAAGCTGGCACCGGGGAATGAGGAGGTGCAGATCGCCATCCTCGACCAGTCCATCGAAAACGGCTGGCAGGGCGTGTACCCTCTCAAGACAGAGAACTGGAACGGTAAACGCGACAACGATAAGCCGCGACAGTATCGAGAGGCTGAGAAAGCCTTGGAGATGATTAAGCAGTATGAATCAGGAGGCGAGGACGATGAGGGATTTGAATGGCCTGACACACTCAAAGATCGTTAAGCTGCTCACGCCGTATCTTACCGTATACCCGTCGTGCAAGCTGGAAGCGTCAGGGCTGATGCTCTACGCGAGGGCATTGCAAGATATTCCGCTCGACGAGCTTGACGCGGCTATGGTACGGCTGATGCGGACGAGCAAGTTCTTTCCGACCGTCGCGGAAATCCTCGATGCGGTCAAGACGACGCGCGAGGTCATCAGCGGCGAGGACAAGGGCGGTGCAGGTGCGGCATGGCACGAAGCTATGGAGCTCGTGCGGCACGTAGGGCCATACCGTCCGTGGACGTACTCGTCTCCGGCGGTCGAAAGAGCAATCAAGCAGTTCGGCAAGATGGAGCTGTGCGAGATCGAGACAGATGCTGTCAACACGGCACGTGCGCAGTTTATGCGTATCTACAACGAGGCGGCAGATAGAGAACGCGAGCGCGAGGAGGTACGCGCTACACTCAAAGCCCTGCCGAGTAACAGGGCGATGGAATTAGTTAAGCGGCTGGCGGCTGGCAAGGCGATGGAGCCGAAGAAGCTGCGGGCGGCTGAGTAAGAGGGGGGGAGCTGAAATGAATCTAGACATCAGAGACCCGGAAGAGATGGAATACATCAACATGTGCCTGAAAAAGTACCGGAGCAATCGCGCGGAGAGCAGTAAATTACTTGCGCTACAAATCAGAAGAAGAATCAACAGGCTTTTCAATGGTGATCCGGAAACTAATTCGCCAATTGCTGCGCAGGCTTGTGCAGGAGTATCGGCGATAATTCGCGGGACTTTTAAAATCAGGAGCTTGCGAGAAGCGTGGCAGCTGGATGGAGATGCAGAAAAGCTGGCTGATGAAATCATCAATGCGATGGGGAAAGCGAAGAAGGGAGAAGTGAAATCATGACGCAAAAAGACTACAACAAAATCAAAGAAGCTTGCAAGAAATTCCGCGAGGAGAATCTTCGGGCGGAAAAGTTTGACGATCACATTGAGATGTTGCTGCCGATGCAAAAAGAAGGATGGTAAGCGAAGAAGCTGCGGGCGGATTAGTAAGAGAAAAGGGTTGGTTGCGGCAGATGGCCGCAGAAAAGGAGAAAGAAAATGGCTACGAAAAAGACTGAAAGCAAGATTGAGATTCCGGCAATGGACTTCCGCATGGCAACGCTGCACGTCGTCGGGGATTCCCCGTTGATCGTCCATGCGTGGAGCGAGAAAGCGAAGCGCATGATGCTTGAGAAACAGATGAAGAAAGCGACGAAAGGCAAAGAGGTGCGTGATCCGTTCAAAGAATTCCTTGATTCGCTGTACTGGCTGACGGAGCGACCAGAGGAGATTACGCCGGAGACTTTCGGCGAGGTAGCGAAGAAGGCAAAGTTCGGCTTCCCGGCGCTGGCATTCAAAGCGGCGGCAATCGACGCCGCATACCAGCAGGGGCTCATCGAGAAGAAGACGACCCTGCGCGGTGCAATCCTCGTCATCGGCGAGATGGCAGAGATTCGCGGCTCTATCCCTGTGATGCGTGAAGACATGGTTCGCATCGGGCAGGGTTCGGCTGACCTGCGCTACCGGGGTGAGTTCAAGGAATGGGAGACGGACTTGACAATTCGCTACAATGCAAGCGCCGTCAGCTTGGAGCAGGTCGTCAACGCATTCACGGCTGGCGGCTTCGCTTGCGGCGTCGGTGAGTGGCGTCCGGCAAAGGATGGCAACTTCGGCATGTTCCATATCGAGTAAGACTTGGCTGGCGAGGCATGTTTTGACCGGGTATGTCGGGGCATGACGGGGCACGGTTTGGCAGGCGGGGCTTGTCGGGAAGTGGCTAGTCTAGGCAAGGCATGGCTGGCGAGGCGAGGAGAGGCGAGTCTGGGCTGGGTATGGTCAGGCAAGGCAAGGCAAGGCCCGGTTTGGCAGGCATGTCTTGGCATGGCGAGGCGAGGCTGGGCATGGCAAGGCGCGGCAGGTGTGGCGTGTCAGGGCGCGGCTGAGTAGGGATTGGAATGGCAAGGATTGGCACGGTATGGCTGGCAGGGCAGCTTGCAACCAACTTAAAACCAACTTGCGACTAACGCAAGGTTTGGCACGGCTTGGCTGGCAGGGTAAGGCACGGCTCGGCAGGGCGAGGCGGGTTTTGGTAAGGACTGGCAGGCATGGCAAGGCGGGTTGCGGCTAGGCTAGGTGAGGCGAGGTAATGCAAGGCGTGGCTCGGCACGGCAAGGCAGGCAGGGTTAGGCAGGGTCTGATAAGGCTGGGCAAGGCGAGGCTGGGACGGGACGGCATGGCAGGCGTGGAAGCGCCGAAGTAAAAAAGGAGGAATACACATGGTGTACGAGTACAAAGTGCCTTATACAAAAGTAAGCGCACAAGAAGCAGGAGAGGAGCTTGCGCGAATCGAGTGCGAACACGGGGGACTGACGCCAGAGCTTGTGGTCGATGCGTCAAGGGAGGAGTCAGCGCCGCTGCATCCTGTCTTTGAATGGAATGACAGGAAGGCCGCTGAGAGATACCGCATCGTGCAAGCTGGCAGTCTCATCCGCAATGTGACTGTCAAGATCGAGGAAGCGCCGCGCATGGAGCCTGTGCGGGCGTTCGTCAATGTCGCGCCAGTCGGCAAGCGCAAGGGTGTGTTTGTCAGTATCAAGAGCGCGATGGACGACGCGGATAGCCGCGAGACCGTCATTGCGAGAGCACTTGCGTAGTTTGAGAAGGTCAAAGAGAAGTACAAGAACTTGCAAGAGCTGGCGGGAATCTTCGCGGAGATTGATCGGCTGACAATGGAGAAAGGAGCATGATGATGACTAAGAAAGAGCGGTACGAGGCAATCGAGAAAGCGTGCAAGGACTTCCGCGACGAGAACCTTCGGACTTTACAGGACGGAGACCATATAGAGATGCTACTTCCGATGCTGTACGACGATAACGACGGCGCTTGCATATTCATCACGCCACAGCCGAGCAATGAGGGTCTTTATGTAAAGATCAGCGATGCAGGCGAAACGTCATTTCATCAAGAGTTGACAATGCCAGAGGTCCGTGAACTTTGCGCGAGATATCATCTCCAGTTTGATGACATGCCGGACCATGAGCAGACACCATTTGAGTGTGAGATTTACAAAGTTGTACATATTAGCGATTTTGACAAGGTTGTCTGGAAAATCATCATGCTGATTCGCGACAGCTACGAGTATGTCATGGCAAGAAGAATCATAAGCAGAATCAAGCAGAGGTGATGGAGATGACCCAGAGACAGGAAGAAGCGGAGTGGCTCTGCAATGTGTTCCGCGAAGCTGCCGAGACAATATGGCACAGCTATAGCGGTGCAATGATGAGCTTGCCGTATCACTACAGCAACGGGCATATCGCAATGGTTGATGTGCGGATGCTGGACGACGGTCGGGTACGCGTTTCGGATGACGGCGGAGCTGCTAAAAACGAGGGCTTGACGATGCGAGAAGTCAAGCGTATCTGCCGGAAACACGGACTGCGCTATGAGACGATAGACGACGATCTGACGATGCCGCTATGTTGCGACATATACCGCATCGTCGAGCGAAAAGATTTTGTTCCGGCGGTCTGGGATATCCTCGAAGCGATAATCGAGGCACGATATGGAGACGAGAAAAAACATGAAAGTCAAAGAACTAAAAGAGCTGCTGAAAGTGGAGCGGATTACGGATGATATGGACGTGATCCTGTTCAATAGCGCCGGTGCTGCTCCGACAACAGAGCCGGATTTTGACGTTGTGGAAATCGCACGTGCTAGGGCAGGTAAAGAGTGTATAGTAATCACACCGGGAGATGAAATAAACATTGAGCAGCTGTAAAGTGTGTAGCACGTCGCGTGACGTGGCGCAGGAGAGCTTGTTGGACGGTAGGCATATACTTCTATGCAATGTCTGCCGGAGATACCTTCAAGGTCTTCTACGTAGTTGTGAGACGTGCCGCAATGGCAAAGAATGTGCGCGAGGCTACGGCTTCGCCAGAGATAGATTTGTTTGTGACGAATGGAAGGAGAAAAAATAATGAACCATGTAACGTTGATCGGACGACTGACGAAAGACCCGGAGGTGCGCTATACGCAGTCTGGGACGCCGGTAGGTACTTTTACACTGGCGGTAGATCGTAGAGTGCAGAAAGACAAACCGAAAGAAGCGGACTTTATCCCGTGCGTCGTGTGGAGCAAGACGGCTGAGATTGTTGGCAACTACTGCAAGAAGGGCAAGCAGGTGGCAGTCAATGGCCGCATTCGGGTGCGCAGCTACGACGCGAAGGACGGCACGAAAAGATATGTGACAGAGGTCATCGTCAACGATCTGGAGCTGCTTGGAAAAGGCGATGGCAGTAGCAAGCAGAACAACGGTAACTACCCGACAGACGAAGAAATCCCTTTTGATTGTTGAGGAGAAAGGAGGTGGTGATATGCACAAATCAAAAATATGTATACGATGCGGAGAAGAAAAACCATTGGATGAGTTCTATGTCCACAAAAGAATGGCCGATGGTCACTTGAATGTTTGTAAATCGTGCGTAAAGCTGAGAATGGGAAGGTATAGAAAAGAGAATATAGAAAGGATCCGCGAGTATGATGTTAAGCGGGGAAAAACGGAAAGGAGGAAGAAGCTCAGAAAGTTTTGCACGTCAAGAAGGAATCACGAGGTTGAAAATTACCAGAGATGTCATAACGCTATTATGAGAGCGTTAAAATCTGGCAAAATAGTTCGTCCTGAGTATTGTGAAGTTTGCGGTAAAAAGTGTAGAACAGAAGCGCATCACAAGAACTACGATGAATCACTACGTGTTGTGTGGATGTGTAGGACATGTCACGCAAACTATCATACAGGAAAGAGTGAGCAGGCAGAGTTAACAAGGAAGATCGTTGACTCAATATTCGAGAAGATGATTTCCTGATGTTTTGATTTTTTAGGAGTGGAGAGCATGGGAAGATATAATCGGCAGGCGCGTCGCAAGATGCGCAAGAGCCTCGGCGCTGGTGCGAACATCAGCAATGACGCACTGGAAACAGCAATCGATATTCAACGCGAGGCGATGCAAGCTGAGAGACTTGTACCAACGATGAAAAATCTCATCAGCGAGGACCTGCGCAAGAAGTACGAGCGGCAGGTGAATCAGGAAATCTTGCCGCGAATTATCGAACAGTACCTTTTGATGACGATGTACATCTTGCACACGTGGGATAAGACGCGGTTCGGGCCGAAGCGAATGCAGGACTTCTTCGTCGAGATTTTCCAGTTGCAGCTCGACATGAAGCGTCCAGAATTGGGGCTGACGATTGCGGAATTGCGCAAATATCTCGAATCGGAGAATTTGCATTACGAGGATTTGGTAGCTGCTGCCGACAAGATGGTTGCAGAGAATGAGAAGAAGGTGAGTTGATGGCGTGGAGGATGGCTTATGATCTTGTCATCCCCGGCGAGGCTGTACCGCAAGGACGGCCTCGTTTCGGGCGTGGCAGGACGTATGATCCGCCGAAGAGCAGAAAGTATAAAGAGTATGTGCGGAGATTGGCAAGAAAGAATGTGCCGTCAGACGCGCTGAGAGGGCCGCTAACATGCCCTGTGCGACTGACGTGTGCAATCTATCGCGCTGTGCCGAAGTCGTGGAGCAGGCGCAAGAGAGCGGATGCAATCGCGGATAAGATACGACCGACGACAAAGCCAGATGTATCGAATATCTTGAAGGGCATCGAAGACGCGCTAAACGGCGTGTGGTATGCAGATGACTCGCAGATTGTCGAGTATGGGTGGATAGGCAAGTGGTACGCAGAGGAGCCGCGTGTGTATGTGCGGCTAGATATGGAGGTAGACGATGGACAAGAATAAAGCGATTAGCGGATATGAGAAGATTTTTGACGATGGCTATAGGGCTGGCCGCGCGTCGGTTGTACTGCCACATCCGTGCGATGGGGAGCTGTACAAAGACTGGACGGCGGCTGACTACTTTGCGAAGATCGCAGAAGAGCATCTTGAAGTCATCGATGCGTACAAGGCGATTGAGAAATCCGGCAAGTGCCCGACGAAAGAAGAACAGGATCATTTCTTCAAGGAATGTACGGATTTGATTGTCGCGACCACAGGGCTGATGCATTACTTCGGATGCGACGAGAAGACGCGTCAGCAGTACATGAAGGAAATCAACGAAAGTAATGCAAAGCGAGATGGCGGGAAGAGGTTCAAAAAGCACCCACTCGACGTAATAGAAGAACGATTCTACAAAGGGAAAACCATTTCTGCTTCTAAAACTCAATTAGAAGAAAAAACGAAACATGATGGAGAAGATTTTGAGATAGGAGAGGTTGTAAAGGTGGAATGCGTGACCGGGGAAAAAGAAGCTATTGTCCTTGGCAAGTCTAAAGACTATCCAGAAGAATACAATATCTCGATTAATGGATATCATTTTTTAGTATCGCGAGAATGGCTAAAGAAGGTGGAAGAATGAATCAGTTCAAGGAAGGCGATAGAGTAATTATTTTTGTGCCTGAGGAATATATTATTAATAATATGCGTGGTAATGACATGATGAGCGCCATACGAAATAATGGGAAAATAGGTGAGATTTTGCAGGATATGAACAACGATACATATATCGTAAAGGTTGGGAATGATCACTGCAATATTGCATCTAAATTTTTGAAAAAGGCGGAAGAAATATCGCTAATAAGCCCAACTGCAAAAGAGAACAACACGAATAGATGCAAGGAAGAGAATGACATTATCGAGCATCCAGCGCACTACACACAAGGCATTGAGTGCATGGATTACATCGAGAGCCACAAACTCAACTACGCGCGGGGCAATATCATCAAGTACGTGACACGCGCTGGGCTGAAAGATTCGTCAAAGGAAGTCGAGGATTTAGAGAAAGCACGTTGGTATCTTGATCGTGAGATTGAGCGAGTGAAGAAGGCGAAGAATAATGGCTAAAATCTACGCACTCTATAAAGGTGATGAGTACGTTACGGACGGCACGTTGGAAGAGCTTGCGGAAAAGACCGGCAAGAAGCTGGCGTCGCTAAAATGGATGTTGACGCCAGCGGCCAAGAAGCGGTCTGGCGCAGGTTCTTCGGTTCTTGTATGTATCGGCGAAGAGATACACGTCAAGAAATGCGTTGTATGCGGTAAGGCGTTTCAAGCGAAGTCACATCCGAACAAGAAATATTGCTCTGAAGAGTGCCAGAAAGCCGGCGCAAAAATTCTGTGGATGAAGAGAATGCACGAGCAGAAAAAATTCTCTCAGCTATCAGAGGATGAGCGCAAGCGCAAGTGCGTAGCTTGCGGGAAAGCGTTTATCGCAAAACGAAGAGATCAACGCTATTGCTCGAAAAGATGCAGCAGCAACGGCGGTGGATACAATGGACTATGCTTAAAATTGCCACCAAAGAAGCGAAGGTATGAGTCACATATCGAAGAGATTAACGCGCAAGCAAGGGCACAGCACAAGGGCTATGGGCAGCTGCAAGCAGAGAAGCTGCTGGCACGTCTGCACGAAGAGATGAATGGAGGGAGAGCATGAGCGATGATGATGAGCTGAAGAAGAAAGTGCTCGAATTGCGCTACACGATTGACAAGAAGGATGATTTGATTGTGAAGTATCGGAAAGCAATGAGAATTGCGGCTGACGAATTAGAAGAGGCTATCAACTGCGATTGTTTCAACCGTTGTCCGATTGTTGATTTCTGCGATCCAGACGAAAGGGAGTGTACCAAACAATTTTTACAGCACTGGAAAGATGAGGTTTGGATAGAATGAACAACTTTGAAAGACAACAAAAACTAGACAAGCTGAAAAAGAGGATGTTGGAGATGTCGGCAACGATTGCCGAACAGGAAGATGAGATAGCTTTTAATGAAAGAGTGCTTGATATCGTGCTGGAAGACCATTCCTTTCAAAGCCCGAACGAGACGGTGCAATCGTTTATCGAAGCGATGCGGAAAAGAGCTGCCGCGTCACGCAAGAAGGACATCGAAGAAAAGCGAGAGGGGAAATTGTATGAGCGTATGTTTTACCAGCTTTTGTGGGAGTATGCGCATGATCCAGACTGCTATTATTGCCCGTATTGCCCGTGCCAGCGTTGCCAAAGACGAAGAGCGGGTTTGAAGCCAGAGAGCGCGGCGTGCATGGACTATATAGAGTCGGAGATAAGAAAGATATGTGAAGAGAGGATGATACGTGATGAATCTAAAGATTGAGGTCAGCTTCTGGTCGCTCTTGCACTATGCAGCTATTGCGGGCTTTGGCTTTACGCTGGGAATCGTCGGAGCGATTGAGGTGCTTTGGATATTGTGGGCGCTGATACAGGCGGTGAAAGGTTTGCTGTGAGGTGATAGTATGAAGCGTTTGGTATTGATGCACGGTGCACCGGGTTCCGGTAAATCAACGTTTATCCGCGAAATCGGTCTTGAATATCTGTCAATCAGCCCAGATAATCTTCGACTCTTACTCTCAGAGCCGAAAGAAGAGACCGTAGATAATCACATTTGCTTACAGATAAATCAGGATAACAACAAGAAGGTCTGGAACCTCGCTTTCCAGCTTCTGGAAGAACGCTTGCAGAACGGCTCGGATACATTCTTTGATGCCTGCAATTTCACGCAAGATTATATCCATCGGTATAAGAAAATGGCTAGTCCTTATGGCTTCCAGATCATGGCCCTTGACTTCTCAAGCATTCCACTCGATACTCTTCTCGCGCGTAACAAGAGACGCTTGTATTTTTTTGATGGTCTACGTTATGTGCCGGAACAAGTAATCAAAGACATCTATCAGAAGATGGAGCCTATCCCGAAAGGAATCTTTACGATCGATGCAACGCAGCCAGATGCACAAGATAGGTTCATGGAATTGTGGCAGTGAGGTGATAGTATGAAGAGCGAATGCGAGCTAGTACGCAAAGGCGAAGTAAAGCGCAGAGGCAACACAGCGGACAGAGCTATCTCATCAAAAGGAAAAGTAATCTATACTTGCTACGGATATACTGACGCGATGACAGATGAGATATTGCCGGAATGCCAGAGATGTGAGATGTGGGAAAGAAAATATTGGTGATTTAGGGAATACACCATGCAAGAAAGGCGGCTTGTCGGTGAAGAAAAAAGAGGTACGAGACAAAGCATACAGATTAGTCGAGAAAATATTACGCAATCAGCGTAGCATTGAGCGAGCTGTCAAAGAAGCGCGGATGCAATCCGGCGGACACAGCGGCGGCGGCTCGGGACATGCGTACATCAGTGATCCGACCGCGCAGCAAGCTGTCAGACTCGCGACGGAGCTGCAAGCAGTCACGCTTGACAGCGGCTGGACGGTGCGCCTGCCGGAGCGCTGGCTTAAGATTGTGCAGCACTTGTACAGAGAGTGCCCTGCGACAGAGAGCAGGGCGATGCGCTACTACTATAGCGGTCATAATGCGATAGAGACGGGTGTGTATTGTGCGATGGACGAGAGCACGGTGTATCGCATACGGCAAGAGTTCCGCCACATGGCGACGGAGCTTGCGTGCCAGTGCGGGCTCGTGCGTGTCGCAAGCGCGGAGGAGATGAGAGCGTAAGATAAGATGAGCCACACAAGAAGCTGACAGCAATACGTTGTCGGCTTCTTTTTTGTGCGCGAAGAAAAAGTGCTTGACAAGTATGTACTGCTTAAGTGCGGCGGCCATTGCTGGCCGCTTTTTTCTTTGCAAACTTTGCAAGTTTTGGGGCTGAAAAGCGTGGTATTATATAAACATAGGCTTGCGAAAGTCGAAAAGCGTTGGACAACTCTCCACGAGCAAAACAACGGATAAGCCGCAATCGCGGCTTATTGTGCCAATGGTGTACGAGGTATCACACTGCGTAGCATAACGCAGAGAAGCGGGTTCGAGTCCTGCAAGGCACTCCAACAACCAACCCCATGCCGATTCTCTTTCTCAGCGGCATTTGTTAACCTCCTTTTATAATTTCTTATCTCTTACACGCGCGAGGACCTGTAATTACAGCAGGCCCTCTTCGTGTATCCGGGGTGATTTACGACGGGCAAGAAGCTGACACAGCACGATATACGCAAGATGGAGCGCAAGAAGAAGGAGCAGACGGAGTGGCGCGGGCTGATAAAGCTCGTAGACCTCATCGATATGTGTCTGTATCTCAAGTCACGCGAGTGGGAAATCGTAGAGCCGCAAGGTGACGAGCTGATACACGCCAGACGCGACGGCACGCAGATCACGTACAGATGGGATGCGGAGAAGAAGCACATCGTCTGCGGGCGTCATGAGATGGCTCTTGCGTATTGCTACAAGATTTTTTATCGCGACGCATGGGAAGATAATTTGTAAACTTTGCAAGTTTTCCGGGCGATATATGCGATATACTAATAGAGTAAGCTGCTATTGAGATAGCGCGCACCTATTTAGGGTGTATATATGTAAGGACCGAAAAGGGCTAGTCAGTCGGCTAGTCTTTTTTCGTGCGTAGAATGAGGAATATATGAGCGAAGATATGACGATGTTATCGCTGATCGCGCTGACAGCTATCTGCGTAGCTGCTACGACGGCGGCGATTATCGCGATGTAGGAGGATGTGAGATGGAATGAAGTACAGAAAGAGGCCTGTCGTGATTGAAGCGTACCAGACGGATAAAGAGATGGTCATCCATACGCTGGAAGGCGATCATCACGCGTCGGTAGGTGATTACATCATCACTGGTGTACACGGTGAGCAGTATCCGTGCAAGCCGGACATCTTCGCAGAAACGTATGAGCCGGTGGAGGATGTATGATAGCTTCTTGTGTGGCGTGTGTGATGGCGGCTATCATCGTCGCAGTGTAGGAGGATGTGAGATGAATGAGCGACAAGAAAGTGGGTAGAGGTAGACCATGCAAGTATGACGAGTGGCTAGATGGAGACGGCTTACTCAAGATACAGGGGTGGGCGCGCGATGGCTTATCAGAAGAGCAGATAGCACACAATATGGGTATTGCTCGCTTTACACTTTCGGAATGGAAGAAGAAATTTCCTGTTTTATCTGACACGATTAAAAAGGGCAAAGAAGTCGTCGATCGCGAAGTCGAGAATGCGCTTCTCAAGCGTGCACTCGGCTACGAGTATGATGAGGTCACGCAGGAGCCGGTCACGGATAAAGATACGGGCATTACAGAGATGCGCGTGACGAAGCGCGTGACGAAGCAGATTGTGCCGGATGTTACGGCACAAATCTTCTGGCTCAAGAATCGCAAGCCGGAAGAGTTCCGCGACAAGCGGGATGTAGAGCTGTCCGGCCACGTCGACTTAGGTAGTATCATCGAGAAAGCGAGAGGGCGAGTAGATGAGTAAGACGTTTGCTGATCTAGTCGCTTTTCTCGCCGGCTTCTCACATGATCCGTACCGCTTTGTACTTGCAGCGTTTCCGTGGGGCGAAAAGGGGACGGAGCTAGAGAAGGCAAGCGGTCCAGATGATTGGCAGAGAGATGTACTCAATGACATACGCGACGGTCTAAAGACGCCGGACACGGTTGTTCGTGAAGCTGTGGCGTCAGGTAACGGGGTGGGAAAGAGCGGGATTGTCTCTTGGATTATTCTTTGGGCGATGACGACGCACGAAGATACACGTGGCGTGGTTACTGCGAATACCGAAGCACAGCTGCGAGCGAAGACATGGGCGGAGTTGTCGAAGTGGTACCGTCTCTTCATTGCTAAAGATATGTTCACGCTGACAGCTACGTCGATTTTCTGCGTGCAGGAAGGGCACGAGCGCACGTGGCGCGTCGATGCTATCCCGTGGAGCAAAGATAACCCGGAAGCATTCGCCGGTCTGCACAATCAAGGCAAGCGGATTCTGATGCTCTTTGATGAAGCCTCGGCGATATACGACGAAATCTGGAATGTCGCAGAAGGTGCGATGACGGATAGCGATACAGAGATTATCTGGTGCGCGTTCGGCAACCCGACCCGCCCGCAGGGCAAGTTCTACGAGTGTTTTCACGGCGCGAAAGCTATGTGGCACACGCGTCAGATTGACTCTCGTAACGTCAAGATCAGCAACAAGCAGCAGCTTCGCGAGTGGGAAGAGCAGTACGGCGAGGACAGCGACTTCTTCAAAGTGCATGTGCGCGGCATATTCCCATCGGCTAGTGACAATCAGCTTATCTCGCGTCAGCTCGTAGATATAGCGCTGCGGCGCGAGCTGGATCAGAAGACATATAAGTTTGCGCCGGTGATTATTGGCGTAGACCCTGCTTGGACGGGCGGCGATATGCTCGCAATCGTGATGCGGCAGGGCTTGTACAGTAAAGTGCTAGAGCTTATGCCGAAGAATGACAATGATTTAGCTGTCGGGCGGCGAATTGCGAAGTATCAAGACGACTACGGCGCGACGGCAGTCTTTATCGATATGGGCTATGGCACGGGCATCTACAGCGTAGGCCGTGACATGGGCCGCTCAGGCTGGCGTCTCGTCTCATTCGCTGAGGCGGCTGACGGCGATGAGTACGCCAACAAGCGGGCGGAGATGTGGGCCCAGGTCAAGAAGTGGCTTGAGGAAGGCGGCTCTATCGATGATGAGGGGCTTGCTGACGAGCTGACAGGGCCGGAAGCATACATCAATCGGCGCGGGAAATTGCAGCTTGAAAGCAAGGATGACATGAAGAAACGAGGGCTGGCATCGCCGAACATGGCTGATGCACTGGCTCTTACTTTTGCATTTCCAGTCCATATCGACGGAAATCACAATGCGAAGTACCGCAGGGCTCGCAGAAATGGCAGGCTCAGGCGTGTAGGTACGCTGTGAGTGGACATGAACCGAACATAGTATCAAAAATCATGGGGCTGTACTTTCCCGTGTACACGGAGGTGAGACAATGAATCAAAATGACGCTGCACAGTTTGATGCAGCGCAAGCGCAGATACAACAACAGCAGATGCAGCAGGCGGCGGCGATGGCCCCGCAGGGCGTCGGGCTGTCGGTCAATAACGGCTACGGCTTGCACGATATCGTCTATCCCGTGCCGCAGGATGAGGAAGCTGAGGATATCTCGCTTGATACGCTCTCGCAGGAAGAGATTGATAAGATCATGCGGGCGTACAAGAATGGCAAACAGGCGGCTGACAATTACTACAGGGCTACGGTTGAGCCGAAGATTATCAGACGTCTGAAGCTGTACAGAGCTGACAAAGAGCTGTACAAGAAGAAGTTCCCGTCGCTCTCAGAGCTGAATAACTGGACGTCGAAGGATATCAAGACGACGATTGACTGGATCCTTCCAAATTTGATAGAGGTATTCAGTGCAAATGACTCGCCGGTCGATATCGTCGGCCAGTCCGTCGAGGACGATGACAACGCGAAGCTGCTGCAAGAAGTCATCAACTACTTCGTCATGAAGAAAAACAATTTCTTCACATTCATCGCGACATTGGCGAAGGATGGCCTCGTCACGAACTTCGGCTGCGCAAAAGTCTACTGGAACCGCGACGAGGACAGGAAGCCGATGCAAGTGCTTGCTGATGCACAGATGATGCAGATTCTTGCAATCGAGCAGCAAAATGGGCGAATCGAAATTACAGATTTGAAGCAGGCTGACCCGCAGGGCGACTTGCTCATCGTCTCGTTCGATGTGATTGTGGTGAAGAGTAACACGCCGGTGCTTGAGAACATGTCGCCGTCTGAGCTGCGCTTCACGCATGAGACGAGAGACTTGCACGATGCGAAGTTCGTCGCACAGCGTAAGATCGTCAAGGGCGACTATCTCAAACGCAAAGAAATCGAGGGTGTCTACAGCAATATCGACAAGGCGCTCTCACAGGGCGATAATGGTTCCGCCCACTGGACAACGTTGGATATCGAACACGACAAAGAGCTGACGAATATCAACGACTTCTTGAGCGATGGCGATACGGCTTCACGTGAATATGAGCTGTACGAAGCGTATCTCAAAGTGGACTACAACAATGACGGCGTTATGGAGCATGTCATCGTGCACGCTGTGGGCGATACGCCACTCAAGATTCAGACGAACACGTTTGAAATGCCGCCATTCTTCGTGTTCTCGCCGGAGTATGAGCCGTATTCCATCTTCAACGAGACAGGATTTGCGGAAGAGTGGGAGCAACTGCAAGACCTCAAGACGGCGCTTGTGCGTCAGATCATCATCGCGACGGCGAAGAATTGCCGTGGCCAGAAGTTTGTCAACGAGCAGTCCGTGGATATGGATGCGATGATCGACGGCGAAGAGTTTGTCCCGACAGAAGGAGACCCGTCGGAGGCCATTCTCTTTCCGCCTGGTGTGCCGACAGACCCGAACGCTATGACGCTCATCCAGTACGCGCAGAACGAATTGGAAAGCCAGTCGGGCTCAACACGCTACAATCAAGGACTTGATAGCAACTCGCTCAATATGACGGCTACAGGCATTAGCGCAATCATGGGTGCGGCAGACAAGAAAATCAAGATGATTGCAAGGTTTCTCGCTGAGACAACGTGGATTCCTATTGTGAAGTTCTTGATTCTTCTTTGTCAAAAGTTCCTTGACGACGGGCAGGTCATCCGCTTACTCAATCAGAACGTCACGATACGGCGCGAGCAGCTCAACCTTGACTATGACCTTGTGGTCAATGTCGGTCAGGGCGCAGGCACGAAGGAAGCTGAGATACAGTATCTCATGGTGCTGATTCAGCAACTCTATCCGACGCTACAGCAGGTCGGTATCGTCAATGCCGCGTCGTGGTACAAGGTTACGAAGGAGCTTCTTGAGCGCATGGGTATCCGCTCGACGGCGAAGTTCCTCGTAGACCCAGAATCCGACGAGTATCAGCAGATGCAGGCACAGGCCGCACAGGCACAGCAGGCGGCAGAGCAGAAGCAGGATGCGCTCACACAGGCGCAGCTGCAGCTTAAAGAGCAGGACATCAAGGCGAAGCAGCTTGCGAAACTCTCGGCTCGCTTCTCTGAGCTGCCGATTGACGCGCAGATTCAAGCATTGCAGCAGCTCGGCATTACGACGACGCCGCAGAGCTTTGCGAATAAAGCTGTCGAGGACACACAGAAAGCTATCGTAGAGCATTACACGAGCGGTGCAGGAGGTGCGATGTATGGCGGCAGATGAGACAGCACAGGAAAAGAAGCTGCGGCTCACGCATGAGGCGCAAAGAGGCCGCGAGGCCGAAGAACTGCTGACGAAGTTCGGCGACAAGTGGGTCATGGCGGCTGGCGAAAAAGCCCTGCTCGATCTTCTCAAAGCTGAGACGGCGGACGAGCTTCTGCGCGTACAAGCGGACTATCGCGCGGCGACTGACCTCTACGGAAAGCTCAAGTCAGCTGTGAGTAAAGGAAAAAGGGCGGCAGAGATGCTGCATAAGGAGGTAACGAACAATGGATAATGAAATGAATACGGGCGGCGCGGCCCCTGACACAGCACCGGAAGCGCCCGCAGCAGATACAGGCACACCGGACGCAGGCAGTCAGGCGGCGGAACCACAGGCTGAAGAACAGCACGTGCCCGACGCGGCGATTCAGGTAGACCCTGAGACCGGCCGCAGAAGAGTCGTGTTCCCGTCTGCGGAACAGACACCGCCCGCGCAGGAGCAGGCACCACAGGAGACAACGCCACAGGAGCCGCAGACACCGCAGCAGTACAGCGCCAATGACCTTGTTCAGCTCGTCGCGACTGGACAGCAGATTGACCCGTCGCGCGTCCCACAGGAATTGCAGGGCTATGCAGCGGCTATCCAGCAGCAGCGCATCAATGCAGCGCAGGCACAGCAGATGCAGACGATGCAGATGCAGCGCCAGCAGAATGTACCGCCACAGCCGACTGCCGAGCAGGTAGCGCAGGAGCAGAAAGCACGGGCGGCAGTGTACGAGCAGATTACACAGCTGGCAGAGCAGAAAGCCTGCAATGACCTTGGCGTGACGAAAGCGCAACTCAACGACGCAAAGTTCTCGGACGATGAGGAGTTGCAGAAGAAGGCGCAGGCGTTTGAAGCAGCGGTTCGTTTCAATACACAGGCTATCTCGAATGAGATCATGCGTCAGCGGGCGGCACAGGCACAGCAGATGCAGGCTGTACAGCGCGAGACTCAGGAGACCATGCAGGCAATCCTGCCAAAGTGGAATGAGTACAAGCAGGACCCGCACTACAACGATATCGATAATATGATGGGCGAGTTCTACAAGACTCTGCCATTCGAGGAAGGCGTGAAGGTGAAGCAGTCTATTGACCGTTTCCTCGCTGGCCGCCCGGTGAAAGCCGACGTCGATATCCTCGACAACTACTACAAGAGGACGAAGGAAGCGTACTACGCGAAGGCTACGGGCGTCAGCACGACGCCACAGCCGGTGCAGAAAGCAAAGCCGCCGCGCGTAGAACAGCCGGGTCAGCACGGCACGACGGCGCCGCAGAAAGTGGACTGGTCGAAGATGCGTGGCATGACGCCGCGCCAGCGCTCGCAGTTCCTTCAGACCTATCTCCGATAATATCCGTGGCCACGGTATTATATACAGTCAACAATCTATACGAGGTGAAAACACATGGCAAACAACCCGATTGTCAATACCTCTACGTCGCAGTCTGTAACGTATGAGGCAGAAGGTGAGAAGGAAGATTTCTCCCCGATCATCACGAACATCGACCCAGACCACAACTTCTTCCTGCGCGAGTTCCCGACCGAAGAGGACGCGACGCAGCTGAACTTCAACTGGCTCACTGAGTCGCTCAAGCCGCCTAAAGTCAACGCTCATCTTGAGATGGAAGACTACAAGACGGACAAGGTTGGCTCGCTCGACCGCCTGAACAATACGGTGCAGTTCTTCCAGACGACCGGCCGCGTTTCGGACGCACAGCGCAAGACGGCGAAGCAGTACAACCAGCAGGACGAGTTCCCGCGTCAGAAAGAGCTGGCTTTCAAGCAGATGGCCCGCGATATGGAGTATGCTATCGCGATGAATACGGCATCCCGCCTTGAGTCCGGCAATACTCCGGCAAAGACGGGCGGCGTACCGTTCTTCCTTCAGGAAGAGAAGTTGGCCGTCACGTTCGATTCTACGGCCAACACGGCGACGACGAGCGAGGCGCACAAGCTCAACACGGGCGACTTCGTCTACTTCATCGCGCCGGACAAAGCGGCTCTGCCGAAGAATCTCGTCGCGAACCGCGAGTATTACGTCCGCAAGAAGAGCGACACGGTTTTCGATCTCTTCTATTCGCTCGACGAAGCACTGGCTGCTGACAGCGCTGAGGCTACATCTGCGGACACGGGCAAGGTCATCGCACTCGGCTCGGCAGGCACGGGCACGCTCTACTTGCTCAAGAACAACGTTGTCGATGGCGCAGGCACGGCCTTCACGGAGGACAACATCAACGACGTCATGGAGATGTGCTACAAGCGCGGCGGTGACCCGACGATTGCTGTCATGAGCGCAGCCAACAAACGTAGATTCTCGAAGATCATCACGGGTGACGCACAGAAACGCCGCGACCAGAAAGACAAGAGCGTCACGGCTATCACGGATACGTACATCTCTGACTTCGGCACGATCACGGCACAGGTTCATCGTCAGTACAGAAACGACCGCATCGATTTCCTCGATATGAACTATTGGGGCATCAAATACTTCAACCGCCCGCATGAGGTTTCTGGCCTTGCTAAGAAGGGCACGTATGAGGAGTTCGTACTCGAAGCATCGTTCGGCGTCAAGGGCACGCAGCCGAAAGCGTCCGGCTCTATCATCAATCTGCCGGCTTAAGGTAGTATGGGGGACTTTCTTTGGGAGTCCCCTTTTTTATTGGAGGTGACGATGTGATTACCAAACAGGAGATATACGAGACGGACGATGGGAAGGTCCGCGTGCGCAACACTATCGACATCTCTCAAGCCGTTGCGATGGCTAAAGATGTGTCGGAGCGGCGGGTGCGTGGCAAGAATATGGTGCCACTCGGATATATCCCGCCGGAGTACTGGAGCTTTGACCCGTGGCTCATCGAGGCGAAGCGGGCGCGGGCGGCCGGTGACAAGCACGAGTATCAGAAGTACGTCATGAAGTTCTTCCGTCTTCACCCTGAGTTCGCCGTCATCCAGAGCGCAAAGTATTGGAGTGGTGCATGATGAAGGCAATCAAGGTACTGCGAGCTGTGCGACAGAAGGAACAGGACAACGACGAGGTCAAGTATAGCGACTATGATATCGTCTCGGCTGTCAACGAGGTTATCCGGTATCTCAATATCAGCCTCGCGCACAAGGATAGCGAGTTCCTTCGCAAGTCAGCGGACTACGACGAGCGCGAAATGAACGCGGCTATCGACGCAGAGAACGAGGCGAACAAGGACGCAGAGGGATATGAACCGAAGGAGCACGAGGACTTCGCTCGCAAGGGCGTGGAATTGCCGGACGGCTATATCTCGCTTGTGTCGGTACAGCGGAGCAGTGATTACTACAATCTGTATCCGGCTACGTCGCTGGCGCGGCTCAAGGAGAAGAACTACGTCATCTTTGGCGGGCGGCTGTACGTCAAGCATCGCGGGTTCCGGCTCAACTACATCGGTGGCGTGCCGGAGATCATGGACATGGCGAAAGACAGCATTGACCTGCCAGACGTGTTCTTTGATATCCTCGTCAAGATGGCGCGGCTCGTGCTCAACAATGGCGATGCGGACACGCTGACGCAGGCGGTCTCGGCGGCGGTTGACTCGCTCATTCCGCGCCGCAGGCTGTCCAACGTGCGCTCACGTATGCCTTTCTGGATGTGAGGTGAGAGGATGCAGGTAGAAAAAGCGATTGCCAAGCTGAAAGCAGCTGGACATGACATCTCAGACGAATACTCGACGGAGGACTGCATCGGCTTCCTCAACACGGCAGTGCAGGAAATCTGCCACCAGCTCGCTACGGGCAAGTCGCCGCAGATGGTGAAAGAAATCACGCTGCATGACAGCGAGAGCCTGCCGCCCGACTATATCATCTCGTGTGGCAACTATCCTATCAAGACGACGGGGCAGACGGTGACGTTTGTAGACCCTAGCATCGACGCGCTGCGCTTTCGCTACTTCGCGACAAAGCCGCAGATCATGAACGCGACTGGCGATATGCCGTTCGTGCACGAGGTGCTGAACGATATCACGGTACGGCTGGCTACGCTCTTCGCGCTCAACCAGAATGAATACGATGTGTCGCAGGACAAGGCGCTTCTTGACGAGGTTCGTCAGGCTGTAGCGCAGGGCATGGGCGGCTGAAAGGGGTGAGGACGTGGCAGATGACAAAGCAAGAATCCTGAAAGCGCCGGACCTTCCTACGGTCGTGAAGGGCGATGGCCGGTATCTCATGACACTGCTGCGGCAGTTCCTCACAGAGACGGCACGCGAGGTCAATCTCGCGAATGGATTCACAGCAGAGGAAATCAAATCGGACGGTACGAGCAAGGTGTTGGACGTCAAGAATTTCCATCTGACTTTCGACCGGCTCGGCGGCGTCTTAGAATGGGACCACACGAGCAAGCTAGACGATCTCGCTTACTACGAGATTCGCACGAACGCGAACGTCGGCAGTGATATCGGCCTCTTGGAGCGGACGCGCGAGAATACATCGACGAAACTGCCGTTGACGTATGTCGGCCACGTCTATTGCTACGTCGTGCTCAAGGATAAAGAACGTAGCGCGGGCACGGTTATCAACTACACGAAGGCAAGGCCGGTAGCACCTACGGACCTCGCACTCACGAAGGACCAGCAGGGCGTGATTGTCTCGTTCCTCGCCATCCCGCTGGATTGCATCGGCGCGAATGTGTACGTCAACGATACGAAGTACCCTGTCACGGATAACCTCTTTCTCTACACAGGGAGAGAGGTCATCAAGACGGTGCGCGTCGCGTACTACGACCAGTTCGGCGAGGGTGAGAGCACGACAATCTACTGCGAGATACCAGACGTTACAAACTTCATTGTCGAGCGCAACGACTCGCAGCTGTACTTCTATTGGGATGCTATTCCGATTCACGGCGTGCATTACATTGTGAAGGTGGGCAGTATACCCGATTGGGACAGGGCGCTGACGATCTTCGACACGAAAGATAACAAGCACCGCTACATCTACCCGAACGTCGGCAAATACTACATACTCATCAAGGCGGTAGACGAGCACAACAACTACTCGAAGAATGCCACATACGTCTATCTGACAAACCAGAAGGACGAGCACAAGAATGTCATCATCGAGCTTGACCAGAAGGCTGTTGCGTATGGCGGCATGAAGGTCGGCATGTACTACGACGCAGTTGGCGAGCAGCTCAAGCTGGACCGCGGCGTGAATCACGGCGAGTATGTCATCGATGTACAGCTCCCGCAGAGATACCGCGCACGGAACTGGCTGGATTTCGCCTGCATCGGCCAGACGAACGACCAATTTTGCTTCGACGACATGGCGTGGCTATGGGATAGCGAGGAGGCGGCGCGTACCGTCTGGAACGGCACGGTCGGCGACTTGAACGGTGTGCAGGTACGGCAGGAAATTGCGCGGTATGTCGGCATCACGGACGACGCGGTGCTAGATATCATGCAGATGGACGGCGGCCTGACGAGCACGAAGGGAACAGACCCTGCCGATTCGCACGGCATATCCTATGCGCAAGGTAGGTGGCACACGGGGGCAATGGTAGGCGACACGACACGGCTTTCCTACGCGATCGACGTGCCGAAGATGTTCACACTGTCGTTCAATGCGACGGTGAAGAACGGCCTTGGCGATGTTTTGATCGCAACGGTGGCAGGCGATGACGGTTTCCTCGTGCTCGGCTATGACGCGAAGGCTTCGTGCTTCTACGTGCGCGGCAGTGACGGCGTCACGGTCACAACAAAGGAGATTGCACCGCCGTTCGGGCGAGACTGGTATACGCTGGCACTCAGCCAGAGCGAGACGGTGCGCACGCTTTACGCTTATTCGCTCAACTACGATATGACGGTGAGTGGGAACGCAACAGCAAAGCCTGTCGGCACATTCTCAACGATTTATCTCTATCCAAAGTTATAAGGAGAAGGACATGGAACAGAAACTCAAACTCAAAGGTACACATATTGGCATCCTGCGTCATCCAGACGGCACGGTCGAAGTACACCGTAAGGACAACCTCATCCTCAATGTCGGTTTCGACTTCATCGCGGACGCAATCGGCAAGGGCTCTGGCCGTCCGGCTTGCATGGCCTATACGGCTGTCGGCACGGGTACGACGGCGGCGGCGGCAACACAGACGGCACTTGTTACGGAGCTTGCACGCAAGGCGGCAGCGTATGCTCATACGTCCGGCACGAAGGTGTTCACGTTCACGACAAAGTTCAACGCAGGCGAGGCGACGGGTGCTATCACAGAAGCGGGTATCTGCAATGCGGCAACGGGCGGCACGTTCCTTGACCGCGTGACGTTCAACGTCATCAACAAAGGCGCAGATGATACCTACGAATCACACTTCCAGTTCACGCTCTCTTAAGAGGTGATGCGAGATGGCAACGGCAGTCGCGAAGGGCGCGTACTACACCTGGGACAGTGCCAATTTCGCATGGGATGCAACACAGTCCGCCCACGCGTGGGATGACATGGCGCCGCTTGTCTATACGCGCGACGATGCAGAGACGTTCTCTCTGCGTGACGGTATGACCTCAGCGACGGGCAAGGTTGCGCGTGATGTGGTGCAGCTCGTCGATACGCGGAGATGGGCTGACCTGCTCGGCACGAAGCGTGAGCACATTGGCGTGCACGAGACGTACTGGGACTACATCAGCTACGTCCTGACCATCTTGGAGTCGGCGCGGGTGATTGAGTCATCCTATCGTGGGATGGATGTGCCGAAGAGGGAAGGCGTCAAGATCACGAGGCGCAGCCACTCGGAAATCATGGAATCCCCGCACGAACAGCTCGGCATCCTCGACGCGTCTCTGCGTGCGGCTTTTGCAAAGCTAGTGGCAGAGCGCACGGAGGTGACGGACGCGCGGGGTGCGGCGGTTGCTCATCTGTCGCGTGACAAGGTGGCTGTCGGTGACGGCTTGGCGGTGTCGCTGGGCAAGATGACAGCGGAACAGCTCGGCATCCTCGACGCGTCTCTGCGTGCGACGGCGTTCAAGAGGACGTGGAGCGAGTCGGCCAGCCTCGGCGATGGCGAGGACAATCATGTGACGGCAGGCAAGTTTGAGACGATACGGACAAGCGAACACCGCGCGGCTGATGTGTACAAGCCTACGGCAGAGCAGATTGGCACGACGGAGCGGCAGCATCATCGCGCTCAGACGTTCCGCACGTTCGCGGAGAAGGCCAGCCTATACGAGCATATGCGACGTGATTTGGGCGGTGGTTACAGCGAGGTTGTGGCCGTAGATGACCGTTTCTTGCGTGCGCTCGATGGCATCATTGAAGAAGTAGCCGTCCGAAAAGGCGGCATGACGGCAGACGAGTTCCAGCAGTTCGTTAATCATCCGACTGGCTACGAGCGGTTCATCCCGTACATCGTCGGTGAGTATGAGTATCAGAAGGCACTCGTCCGCTTGGCAGTCACGTCGGGCTCGCTTGGCGCTGAACCTGCTGTCTACAACGTCGTCGTGCATGTCGACATCGACGATACGGTGGACAGGGGTACGGCGGTCATCACGGACACGAGCGCGGCGACGATGGTACGCTTCTCAAAGCACTACTACACAAAGCCGGAAGTCACGGTGACATTGCGCGGCGGCAACACGGCGGACGGCACAATCATGCCGAACGTCGCGGAGATCAGCAAGGACAAGGACGGCTACTATTTCATGGTGGAACTGCTGAAAGCGGACGGCACGCGGGCAAAAGGAACGGTCACGTGGCAGTCTGTTGGATACTAAGAAGGTGAACAAATGCAGAAGTATAAAGAAATAAACGGCAATGACTACGTCAAGAACTCGCGCACGACTATCAACGAGACGATGCAGTCCATCCAGAGCATGAACAGCGGCACGGCGTTCCCGACAAACAACCTGTTCGAGGGCATGAAATGTTACCGTACCGACCTCAAGAAGACGTACACGCTGACGGACGCAGAGAACAATACGTGGGTCGAGGATGCACATGCAACGCTGTCCGATGAAGCGACGCACGCGGCGAGTGCTACGAAGCTCGATACAGCTCGTTCTCTCAATCTCGGCGGCGCGGTCACGGCTGATGCAGCTACTTTTGATGGCACGGCAGATGCGACTATCAACGTCAAGACGCTCGATGCGACAAAGCTCAAGGGTACAGCTTCGGTCAGCACGACGGGCAACGCCGCCACGGCGTCTAAATTAGCGACTCCTCGCACGCTCTCTTTAACGGGCAAGGCGGCGGGCTCTACTACATTTGACGGTAGTGCTAATGCGTCTATCAATGTGACTAGCGTAAATGCGGATACTGCTACTAAGCTGAGTACGGCTCGTAAAATTAATATCACGGGTAACGCTAGCGGTAGTGGTACATTTGACGGCAGTGGGGATATTAGTATCAGTACTACTGTCAATGAGAGCAAGCACGCGGCGGCGGCAGACATGGCCACGAATGACAGTAATGGCGATAAAATAGACGATACTTACCTTAAAAAAGCTACTGTTATCGACGTTATCTATCCAATTGGCAGTATCTATATGAGCATGAGCGCTACGAATCCGGCGGATCTTTTTGGCGTCGGTACGTGGAAACGTATCAGTCAGGGGCGTATGCTTCTCGGCGCTGACGACAGCACATATAAAGCAGGAGCAACCGGCGGCGAAGCTACGCATACATTGACTGCCGCTGAAATGCCTGCCCATAGCCATACAGGAACAACAAGCACAAATGGCGCACATTCTCATACAACGAAGATGAATAGTGGTAAGTACGGTGGTGGAGCGTGGATGCAAGGTGGCGGAAACGATGGTACGTTCAATACTTCAACGAATGGTGACCACAACCACATGTTCACGACTGACAATAGCGGCGGAGGCGCGGCTCATAACAATATGTCTCCATATCTAGCTTGCTACATCTGGCAACGTACTGCTTGATAAACTTGATAAAAGAGAAAGAAAGGAAAGACATATATTATGTACTTGCTTATTAATGACGAATACGGACAAGAAATTGCGGCAGTCCAGTACGACGAAGAAAAAGAGAAACTGAAAGACGTATTCGACGCCGCGCGCGTAAAATATCCTCATAATGCGTTTTGTGTGTCGTCGTCGTCTGCTACCATGCCAGAACCCGCCGCGCCGGAGCTGACTGACGACGAGAAGAAAGCCCGCGCACTCGCTGAACTCGATAGCCACTACACAAGCGACAAGCAAGAGCTGTCTACGCAATATCTCGACGCCGCCATGAGCGGGGATACGGATACTATGACCGCTATTAAGAGTGAGCTCGCGGCGTTGAATGAGAAATATGACGCAGACTATGAAGAGCTGAACAAGTAATGACGCACGGGCGCGCGTAAATAAAAAGCACGCGCCCTTGTGTGTGCTTTTTATTATCAAAGAAAGGAAAAAGAAGCAGTATGGAATATTTCAAAATCACGAAACGCTGTATCCGTTGTCTCAAGCCGCTTCGCGAAAACGGCACTTGTCAGAACCCGAAATGTGTTCGATACAAGCCTGATCCGGAGCCGGAGAAGAAGCAGGAAGAAGAACAGACGAATGACGGGGCGAAGTGAGCACCGTCATGAAAGAGATGCTGAAATATGGCAGAAAATGAGCTGACGAGCGTTATTTTGAATGACTTGCGTAGGTTTCTGAGGAGGAATCATTATGGCACAGTACAAACTCTCGCGTGACTTCACGAAAATTGATGAGACGGCAGGCGTGCTCTACGCTATGCCTGGGCAGTCTGTCGAGATTGCGACCGGCACGGATGAGCCGATGAAAGATACGGGCTTTGTCCTGCACGGCAACTGCCCGTTCCCGTTCGCGGCGGATAGTATCTGGGTGCGTGCGGCGGGGTCGTATGCGGTGCTCAACGTTGTCCCCGGCAAGCTCCCGGTGTAAGGCGGTAGCGCTATGCGAAGAACAGCAAAACACAATGCAACAGTGCTGAGTTTCGCGGATTTCTCGGGCGGTATCAACGTCATGACGACGGGCGACCTCATCGCGGCGAATGAGATGCAGCAATGCCAGAACTTCTGGTTCCTCGGCAATCAGCGTTCCCTACAGCCGCGCGGCGGTATCTCTTCGATGCTCGGCAGTGCGGAGGCCAATATCCTTTCGGTCTACTACGACAATGACAGCAACACGTTCCTCGCGTTCGATGTGGACGGCGGCGTCTATCATGTCAGCAGTGACGGCAGGGACCTCGACAATGTGGGAACGCTCACGGGCAAGCAGAAGCCAGTCTGCGCGAAGTTCAAAGACGTCATCTGGATTGCATCAGGCGGTAAGCTCCAATTCTACGATTACACGGATAATTCGCTCTCTACGGTCCTCGATGGGCCGACGTGCGACATGGTTTTCCAGCGGTTCGCGCGTCTCTGCGTCTCGATGAGTGGTACGGACCGCATCACGTACTCGGCGACGGGCGACGGCACGGACTGGGAGCAGGACGACAACGACCTCTCGAAGAGCCAGTGGGTGGATATCGGCTATGGGGACAGCGGCGATATCATCGCAGTGGCACCGCTTGCAACGGACCTCATGATTCTCAAGAACAATGGCATGATCTACCAGCTCACCGGCGACGCAGAGGTCGCTTCGTGGGCGGTCTATCGCATCGCGACGGAGACGGACGCAGTCGGGCGTCAGGCGGCCCTGCCAGTCGGCAATGACGTGGTCTTTATCTCGCGCGGCGGGCTCAAGACGCTCTCCACGACGATGGACTACGGCAACATTGCGACGGCTGAGATCGGGCAGAAGTTCAACTTGCTCGTCACGCAGTCGCAGTTCGACCCGCAGATTGTCCACTTGCGCCGCAGGAAGCTGCTGCTCGTGCGGCCTACGGAAGATAAGTCGTACTGGCTGGCCTACAACTACGCGGTGGGTGCGGCAACGACGCTCCATTTCCCGCTACAGGTAACGGATATCGTGGAGACGCAGGACAGGCTCATGCTGGCGGCAGGGGCGGCGCTCTATGAAATCCTCGACACGAACACGACGGACGACGGCGCGGCTATCGACTATGCTATCCGGCTCAAGGATACGGTCAGCAGTGAGAAGATCATCGTGCGCAGCATCGACACGGACGCGCAGGCGGAACAGGCTGGCACGGTCAAGGTGCACGTCGATAACATCGCGCTGGACATGCCGACGAACCGCCGCAGGAAAGTGCGCTGCAACCACACGACGCCAAAGATGGAGATCAGCCTTGCGGGCTCGTCGCCTTTTCTCTTGAAGCATGTTCTCGTGGAGGTGGCTGATTTATGACGCTCGATGGATGGATAAAGCTCTACGAGAAGAAAACGAAGAGTACGTTCAAACCGCATCCAAACTTCAAGCTGTTGTTCTTCCCGGAGCGCGGCTTCTGTGAAGTGACGTTTGATCCAAAGACTCAGATGGTCATGGCGTACCAGATATGCGGCGATGGTCGCTTCTGGAAGCGGGTACTTGATTCACTAGCAATGGTAGCAGGCTTTAAGCATTGCGGCGCTATCCTTATCCGAAACGTCAAGGCATACGTCCGTCTCTTTGGCTTCCACATCGTGCGAGGGGATAAGTTGGTAGATGGGACTTCCATCTACTACGGTGAGGATGTACAGAGAAACCGTGTGCGCCTTGCACCTGCTTGGAAAGAGCAAGATGGCTATGCATATTATGCGACGTGGGAGGTAAAGGATGATACAGAAATCCAGTTCGGCAATGAGCAATAAGTAAGAAGGTGAATATATGGGAAACATTATCATCAGACCAGATATGCAGTCTATTGACGCGGAGGTATACCGTCGATATTTCCGTCACTGCCGATTCAAGGGCGGCGGCTCGACAACGGTCAACAATACGTCGACGTACACGCCGACTCCATACGAGCTTGAGATGCAGCAGCAGGAAGCCAACTACTCGAAGGCCATCGCGCCGAACGCGCTCAAACTCAACAACTACGCGATGAATGTCCTGAAGGATTCGCTCGGCACGGTTCAGGTCGATTACAACGGCATGAACAAGAACGCGCAGAATCAGATCGCCAACGCGACGAGCGGCATGAACGGCCTCATCAGCAGCAACAACGATGCAAACTCAGCCGTCAACAATACACTCGGTAGTACGGCAAATCAGTACAGCCAGCTCGCCGGGCAGACGGCTGGTCGGCTCGGCAACCTATCCGGCGCGTACACGAATGCCAATGCGGCAGCGAATAGCGCCCTCAGCAACGCAGGGAATACATATGGCAGTCTGGCACAGGGCAACCTTCCAGTTGCGTACCAGCAAAACATGGAGAACTCAATCTCGTCGGCACTCAATAACACGATTGGCAAGACTGTCAGCGGACTTGGTAATCGCGGCGTGCTCAACAGCTCGGTCACGTCGTCGGCGCTCAACGATATCGAGAAGAACGCGGCGGACAGTGTGGCGAGCCAGTACCAGAACAACATCAATCAGGTGGCAAACCTCACAGGGCAGCAGGCCAGTGCGGCACAGCAGCAGATGAATAACAGCTTCAATACAGCAGGTCAGCTCGGTAACCTTATCCAGCAACAGCACAGTCTGCAAGGCGATGCGCTTTCGCAGCAAGCGCAGGCTGCACAGCAACAGTACACGAACAACATGAACACGAACAGTCAGAACAGTGGCCTACTCTCGAATCTTATCAACTCGGCAACGACGCCAATCACGACGGCGAGCGTGGCGCAGGAGGCGGCACAGACTCCGGCATCGAACCTCTGGAACATGTCGCTCGGCCTCAACGGCGCAACGAACAACGCACTTGTCGCGGCAGCAGGCAAAGGCACGACGAACAGCACGCAGACGAGCACGACAAGCGGCGGCGGTTTCCTCTCCGGCCTGTTCGGTGGCGCTGTCTCTGGCCTCGCTGGCGGCCTTGGCTCGGCATGGGGGTGTTTCCCTGCCGGTACGATGGTCAAGATGGCGGACGGCTCGGAGAAGGCTATCGAGCACATCGAGGTCGGCGACGAAGTCACGACAGACAGCGGCAAGACGGAGAAGGTCGTCAAGCTCATGGAGCCGCACTACAACGACGTGTACGCAGTCATCTGCGAGAAGGGCCACACGAACACGACGACGACGCAGCCGCTCATGAAGTCGGATGGCTCGTACATCGACATGGGCAATCTCAAGATGGGGACGAAACTCAAGAACGTCGGCAAGGTGCAGAGCATCGTCTACAGCGGCGAACGGCGCGTGTACGATTTGCAGGTTGACGGCGAGAACAATTATATCGCGGACGGCTTCGTTGCACAGGGCGGCGATGATAGTTTCTGGACAGCATAAGGAGGAACGGACATGGCATATGGCGGTGGCGCGTGGCAGAATGACCCGCGCGTAGCAAATAAAGAGAATGATGACAAGAACGGCTTCGACCGCATGATGCAGATGGCGGCGGTTGCATCGATGATGGACAACAAGACGGCGTTGGGCTTTGGCCTCGGCAACCTCATCGCAAGCTACTTGGCGAAGCAGAGGGCGGCAAAGGCGGATGCGCTTGCCAATAGACAGAAAGAGATGGTAGAAGATCAGGCGGCGAATGCAGGTCAGCTCGCGGTACTCGGGCAGAACGGCTCACCAGCTAGCGCTCCCATTTTATCAGGAGGTGTAGCGCCACAGCAGGCGGCAACGCTCGGCTCGACGGGCATGACGCCGGGTAAGTCCTACGCACTCGGCCTTGAACCATACACTCGCACGGCTTGGCAGGATACGCCGACGAGCGCAGAGGTACAGCAGGCGGCGGCTTCGGTATTCGGACAGACGCCACAGGGCGCGGCGGGGGCCACGGTGAATGCGCCGACAACGCTGACGCTTTCCGGCCCGACAGGTGCGCAGCAGTACCAGTGGCCTACCATTGATACGGATTGGCTCCATAAGAATTCGTGATGGGGGTGAGGATATGAATGTCAATCAGGCACTGGAACGCGCGGCAAGCAATGTGCCAAACAACATTACGCCGGAAGAAGTACAGCGGGCGGCGCAGTATGCGTTCCGCTCGCCGACACAGGATGATATCATCCGCTATATGATGGGGCAGGGAATGGCACAGCAGGCCGCACCACAGCCGTCGCCATCTGAGCAAGCTGCCATGATGGCTGGCATGCCCGCACCGGCACAGCAGACATCAACGCCGCAGGAACAGGCGGCAGTGGCCGCACAGACCGCGCCAGTTGCTTCTCAGGCGGCATCTACGGCGGCACAGGTGCAGAACAGTACACCGGATATGTCAGCTGCTCAGACGGCTCCACAGACAGACTATAGTCAGCAGCTCAACGATGTGATTGCACAAGCGAACCGCGTTGGCATCGGTCAGCCTATGTCGCTTGGTGAACGCGGTGTGCTGTCTCAGATTCTCGGCGCGAAGGACATGTATAACGCGGCGCAGGATGACGCGGGCAGGGCTTCGGCTCATGCGCTCGCGGATGCGTACCGTCAGGCCGGTCAGCAGTACGGACTTAACGATACGTCGGCAGGGCTCGACGCAACACAGCTCCGCGCCCTCTTGCAGACGGACTACGATATGGGCGTCAACAATGCGATGCAGGGCAAGACCTCGGCAGAGTATTTCGATGACCAGTACAATGCACTTCGCCAGGCTGGCCTCACGCGAAACGAGGCGACGGACGAAGCGGCACGCAGGGCACAGCGTTACCAGAACGAGCGCGTGCGCAACCTCACGAATGCCTACTACACGTATGGCGTTGACCGCGACGGCTCGATGAACAACAATGGCGCGGCTATCCTCAATCTCATCTACGACGAACAGCCTGCCTCGGCGGCGATGGGGATGCAGAACTATGCAACGCCTATCCAGAACTGGAAGTTCAACAAGAATCAGGAAGCGGCGAACAATGCGTACAACCAGAAGGTAGACTTCGGCCAGAGGACGTTCGGCTGGAACAAGGGCCTGCTCGACGACAAGCTCGCGGCACAGCTTGTACTGGCTAAGTTGAACGATGCGTTGCAGAGGTACGGCATAGACAATCAGGCCGCTACTCAGCGGTATGTCGCTGACAAAAACGCAGAAGCTCGGGTTGCTGCCGCTAGTAGCAAGGGTGGCTCTGGCGGTTCTAAAAGCGGCGACGCGACAAAATCACAGAATGGTTGGCTCAATAAATTACAAACGCTGAAGCAGCTTGCCTATCAATCACTCGGCACCTCTGATAAGCCAGGAACGATGTTTAGCGATGAAGACGACCATAACGTTGAGAACTACAGAGAAGAACTGTACAAGTTCCGCGAAAGTGGCGACGCTGATGAAAGTGATAAGGACTGGGTCGATCAGGAACTGGAGCGACTCCAGAATGATGTCGAAGCAGTATCAAAGTCCGGTTCGTAAAGGAGCGATGATATGAGTATCATTTCAGATTCTATGCTGAGGAATAACGACAATGACCGTGCCAGCGCACAGTACGCGTCGTCTCATCCATATTCTCAGACCTATAGCGACGAAGGCTCATCCAGCGACAATCAACAGGGACTCTTAGAGCGTATCTTCAACGGACTCGGAGCTGCTTCTGATTGGATTGGCAACAATGTCGAATACGTCGAGAACTCGCCTGTTGGCCAGTGGATTGGCAACAAGGTTGAGTACGTAGAGAACTCTCCCGTTGGGCAGGCGGTTGGACAGGTTGGACAGGTACTTGCGCCAGCCAATTCCATCTTCCGGAACTGGCCAGCACTCCTTGGCCTTGCTGCGAACGCAGCCGTGACGCCGAAAGATAATGACACTTTCAGCGGCAGCCTTTATGATGCTGGAGTCAACGGCGCTGCAAACACTGTTGGCAGCATCGCCGACCTCATGCATCAAGATGACCTCGCGGCCGCTATGTACACCTTGGCAAATAAAACGCAGGACAACACTCCGGTACAGGCTGATTGGGACTGGGATTACATTACGAATCCGCATGGCCTTACTCGTTCTTTCGGCAATGCTATCGGTTCGATGGCTCCGTTGCTTCCTGCGGCGGCACTGGCACCGGAAAGCCTTGTTGCTGCGGCTGGGCGCCTCTCGCCGTGGCTTGCTAACGGCGTTCGCTATGGCTTCACTGCTATTCCAGAGGCAATGGCAGAAGGCGGCCAGACACGCCGCGAGGCAATCGAAGACGGTCTCAACCATCCTGATCTTCGCGCGTTCGGCACGTTGGCAAAGAACCTGCCTCTCCTTGCTGTCAGCAACACGCTTGAAGGCGCTATTCTCGGTGGCGGCCTCGGCAAGATGTTGGCAGGAAAAGCCGGCGAAAGTGTTCTCAGTCGTATGGCAAAAGCACCATTCAGGGCTACACCTAGTGCTCTTGCTGAAGGCTTGCAGAACGGATTCGAGGAAGGCTTGCAGCAGGGCATCCAGAATGCATCGGTCGACAAAGAGTATGGATATCTTCCTTGGAATTGGACTAATGACCAGTGGGATGCGGCGAGGGAAGGCTTCTTCGGCACGCTCCCGCTTGGTGGTATTGGCGGCGCTCGCAAGGCTATTTTCCCCAGTGTTGGCGATGTGGCAGGCACTCCTGATAATGGGCCAGATAATACAGACCCTGTCGTCATGGCACAGCTCACAGGCAAGAACGACGATGTGCCGACGGCTGACGGCGTTGATGTCACGAATCTCGACCCGCAGCAGTACACGCAGTGGTACGGCGAAAAGCTCAAGTCGCAGGGCATCGATGTGCCGGACGCTACTATCACAGTGCAGACGCCGAAGGCAACGGGAACGACGGGCGGCGCAAAGGCTGGCGCTGGCGCAAATGTCATGGACGTAGCCCAGGACTTCATGGGCCAGCATATGGAGAACGGCGCGAACGGCTGCGTTGAAGCGGTCACGAAGATTGGTGCACGCTACAGCCCGTTCCTTGCGGACGAACTCAGCAAGGGCGTTGTCAATGTCGATACGCTCGTTGCGGATGCGGGCGATAAGGTCATCCCGTTCGACCCGAACAACCTCGAAGCGGGCGATGTCATCGTCTACGGCGACAACGACCATGTCGTGCTGGCAGATGGCAACGGCGGCTATGTCGGCAACTCGTCCTCTCAGCAGAAGGTTGTGCAGGGCGGCAACTATAACGAGATGGGCGATCTCAAGCCGACGAAAATCATCAAGACGGGCAACGGCGTGACGGCGCAGAATGAGACGGCCAACAATGGCGGTGCTTCTGCGGCTGACCTTTCGAGCCTGCCGGTTGGCGACATTGCTACGGCTATCGCGCAGAACACGGGACTCCCCGCCGACTTCATCTGGGCGCAGCTCTCCCATGAGAGCGATGGCGGCAACAGTAAGCTCGCACGCGAGGACCACAACTATGGCGGCGTCAAGGGCAATGACGGCGAATATCTCCACTTCGACAACGACCAGCAGTTCATTGATTACATGTCGGACTACTATCCGAAGTACCGCGAGGACGGTATCTATGATGCGAAGACGGCTGACCAGTTTGCCGAAGCGCTCCAGCACGGCGGCTACTTCACGGCTGGCATTGATGAGTACGAGGGCGGTATGCACCGCTACTTAGAGCAGGCTGGCCTCTCGGACAGCGGCACGGCTGGTGCTCCGTCTGAGAAGCAGAGCAATGCTAATACGATGACGGCAAAGCAGTTCGGCGACATGCTCGATGAGAAGATGATTGACTTTGCTGGCACGAACGATGACACGGTCAGGACTGTATTCAACGACATGTCTACGAGCAAGGACAAGGCGCTCGTCGCCCTCTTTGCCCCGTACATGCAGGATGGCGTCTTTGCCAACACGGCGGCGAACCGTGCGGCACTCGCCAATGATGACGGCTTCAAGAAAGCCATGTCTATGTTCCTCTCGAAACATCTCAGTGACTACGCTCCGGCATTCGAGAACGGCCGCATCTCGTTCCAGCAGGCAGAAGACGCGCTGCGTCCTCGCCATCAGGTGCAGGCCGCGCAGACGGCGCAGGCACCGAACATCCAGACAGCCGCTTCTCCAAAAATGGAGGCGGCTGCTATCCAGAATGTTCTTTCCTCGTTCGCACAAGACAAGAAGAATGTAGCTCGCACGGAACAAGAGGCGAATCTCTTTGATGATATGCTCGATGCAGATGACCACTTCATCGACACGCCAAAGAACCGTCAGACTCTGCTGAAGAACTACGGGGCGCAGCTCCAAAACTATGTGGATGATGTGATGACGCCTAGCCTCGATGATCGTGTAAATCAGGCCATCGAACAGGCGGTGCAGAATAAAGACCTCAACCGCATGAACATCTTGACGCAGGCGAAGCAGGCGAATGATACAGCCACACTGGAAAAGCTCGTCGGCCCGCAGACAAAGCAGCATGTTGATATTGCTGCGATGCTTACGCCTGCCAATACGGATGTGAAGAATCATGTCAGCTCTATGATGCAAGGCAACGCGCTGGTGCACCAGACAGCTACGATGGAACATCAGGCACCACAGAACGAGGTGGCTTCTACGGTGCAGGGCAATACGCCAGTACAGCAGGCACCAGCCACGGGAAATGAAATGCCGCAGGGCAAAGTGGCGCCTACGATACAGGCCAACATTCCGGCTAATCAGGCCCCTGCTCGCATGGATAACCGGCAGGCCACACAGCAATCCGCCCCGAAAGAGCAGGCCGGTGTGACGCCACTCCCGACGCAGGAAGCACAGCAGACGATTGACGAGCAGAATGCACAGACGGACGCCCGTATCGCTGAGATCAAGAAGACTCCGCTGGCACAGCGCAAGGCACTCGGCCAGCAGTATCTTGATACGCTGCGCCAGAACAACGTGCCGTTCAGCGAGAAGAAGCTGGCAAAGTCACTCATGAATGGCGATCCTGAGGCAATCGAGCATGTGCAGCGCACGTATGGCGATCTGCTCAACACGATTACTCCGGCAGAGGCGGCGGCCGCGTCTCAGCACGCACCGCGCACGATTCAGGCAGCGACGACGGCGAGACTGGGCAATATGGTCAGCGAGATTACCAGCGGCAACACCTACAAGAACGCCAGCCCTGTAGGGAAACTGGCCTACCTTTCGGCGGCTAGTGCTCACGCTAAGACGGTTGGCGCAGACAAATCGGCAAGAGCCATTGACAGCATCATCGCCGATGTCCGCAAGAAGGCGGGATTCTCCGGCAAGGGCACCACGGAAGGCATGACGCCAGAGCAGAAGGATGAGTTCTACAACGCCTTCTATAAGCAGTCGCTTGACGATGCAATGGCCATCCGCAAGGAAGCGGCAGACGAGAAACCTGCCAACCTTAAGAGCCTTGACAATACGATCGAGATGTTCAAGCAGGAACTTGCCAATAGCAAGCCGACAAAGGAAGAAAGAAAGGAAGTCGCACATGAGAGTACGCAGAGTAAGAGTCAGAACGAGCCAGACAAAGGCACCAAAAATCAAGATCAGCACGCCAAACCTGAACCGCGCAAAACGGCAGACACTCAGCGCGAAGCCGAAGAAAGTGAAGTAAGTACAACTAAAAAAGCCGCCGACAACGGCGGGAAATATGTGCTTGCAGATGGATACCGTACAGAATCGGGCAAGCCGCTCTTAGAATCGGGCGAAAACGAGTTCATCTTGAAACCAAACGGCAGCAAGGACTTTGGCGAAATCACAGATGCTATTTCAAAGGCCGCGAAGGAGCAGAGCGGAGTAGACCTTGCACCGGGTAAGATTCGTCTCCGCGTCGGCAACGATAAAGAGGGCCTGCTCCATGCGAAGAAGCACGAAGAGCAGGCAAATGCAGCAGGGTATGATTCTACAGAGAATATGGTTGCAGATATTGCCGAAAGCTTTGACGAAATATACATGCGTGAACCGGTGGGCAGTAAAACTAAGCCAACCTTTGTTTTGGTAAAACATAATGATAGGCAATCCGGCAAGAAGAATGGAATTGCGCCTGCTTACTTTGAGCTGAAGCAGGGAGCAGATGGGAATTTCTACATCGTTGTGACAGCTATCCCCATGCGCGATAGAAGCCTAAAATCGGCAACAAAAAAAGACCGCCTGATTTATAGCAGCCCGGCCTTAGACGCTGCTTCTACTTCCAGCAGTAGCACGGTTTCCCGCCCCCGTAGTGATAATGCTGGAGCTACAAAGGGTGTTCGGCCTACATCCGATAAATCAAGCGGTCTTTCTACTCATATTATACCACATGAGCAGAAGGAAGGCACCAAGAATCTTGATACCGGCAACCACCATGAAATGGTTGAAAAGCATAGCCAGAATGGTGATACCGTAGATGTTGTCCTCGAAGCACAGAGGGACGGCGTTCCTAGCAATCTTGCCGATTATGTCCGTGATGTTACCAGAGAAGACGTTGCATCCATCCCGGACAAGCGCAAGAAGTTCATTGATGAAGCTATCGATACAGGTGCTTTCCGGGCAATCGAAACCGACAGGGGCGGATATATGCTTATCGGTACGAAAGGTGGAATGTTCAGTTCCGTGACTGAGCTTACCCCCGCCGAAACGGTTTACTATGCTATGCACGGTGGCCTCGACTTCAACAAGCGCAGCACAAAAGAAGCTATCATGGATGATCTCGCTACATGGTATGGTTCTGAAAAGTCGCGAGAAATCAAATCGTCAAAGGCCAACCATGATAGCGAAAAGGGGAAGAATCTTGATTCCACAGGAATGGTGACAACTGAACGCACTAGCAAAGAAGCCGCCGACGAGGGCTGGCAGGAAAGCAAAGATGAGACGAAGCTCAGTGCCGCAGAAGAGCAGGCACCCTCCGGCACGAGTGACGAGGCGAAGCAGGTCTACACGATTGTCCGCGACCAGCTCACGACGAGCAAGAGCAAGGGCGCACAGTGTGCCGCGTCTGTTGGTGCTGCCATCCTCGCGCATCATGCGGACGTCTATGCAAAGGCGTACAGCAAGGCGACGGGCAAGAAGTACACGGCGATGGACTACCTCAATGAGAAGTTCGGACTGAATATGACCGGACAGCCTATTGAAGGACGTGCGTTCAATCAGGCGATGAGTAAGAGCAAGGCTACCAGCCTAGCTGAATTTGCTCAAATAGCCACAAGTGGAGAAGTGGACCCGAATGGCAAGAAAAAGACGTTCTATTCAGTGAATGCAACAAACGATATTCGCGTTGATTTTCCAATAGATGATACTCGGCACTCTGTCAACAAGCACAATCTTACAGGCCAACAGCTACAAGCAATAGAAGATAACCTAGAGAATATCGTATCAGCATATCAAGACACCAAAAAGAAGGGCCACTATGGTGGGCTTCCTGTATTGGCACATATTGTAACACCAATCGGCGATGCAGGTATTACGTTTGAGTTCTCTCCATATGGTAGAGTGTTTGTTACAACGATGTTCTTTGATACGAAGCAGAACATTGAAAACTGGGCACAAAAAAACGGAGCCAGTAGGAGCCTCGCAGATGATAAGTCTGCGTCCTCTTTTACTGGACATCCGTTATCTATCTCTACTATACAGCAAAAACTCGGCATTGGCAACGAGAAAGTTTATAATCAGACGGCATGGCACGGCTCGCCGTATGACTTCGACCGCTTCGATTTAGGCGCTATTGGCACGGGCGAAGGGGCGCAGGTGCATGGATGGGGCCTGTACTTCGCTGCGAACCGCGAGGTGTCTGAGGCGTACAAGGACGCGCTGTCCAGAGATGTTGTTGAGCAGAAGCACTATCTCTATCTTGCTGGCAACAAGTATGAGTATCCAGACGGCATGACTCTCATCCGTGCTGACAATGGCAAAGTATCTTCTAATCCGATTCTCTCGGACGTGGCAAAGCTCATCCATAACCTCGGTTCTATCGATGCGGCAGTCACTCGCTTAGAGAAGTTGAAGCAGGGGTACGAGACAAGGGGCAACACGGGCAGAAGCTACCAGCATGTGCTCGATGCACTCAAGGTCTTGAACGATGACAAGACGTATGAGAAGTACGAAGATCAGAAACGTTCAACGGCTCGCCTGTATCAGGTTGATATCCCTGATGCGGATACCATGCTCGACGAGGACAAGCCGCTTTCCGAACAGCCAAAGATCATGCAGCTTCTCGATGCTCATGCGGAAAAGACTGGCGATTGGTCGTTCTCTTCAGAGGAACTTGATGAATCCGACACGGGAAGAGATTTTTATAAGTACCTCGAAGAAGCGCTTCATTCCCCAAGAGAGGCATCAAAGTACCTGAACGCCGCTGGCATCAACGGCATCACCTACAACGGTGGCCGTGACGGCAGGTGCTATGTCGTCTTTGATGATGAAGCGGTCTCCGTTATCAACAAGTACAATCAGATGGTGAACGGCAAGGTACAGGGCGAGACGGCTCCTCTTGAGAACGGGCGTCGCGTCGTGTCACTGTTTGAGCACGCTGACGAGTCCACCTTCCTGCATGAGATGGGCCATGTGTTCCTGCTCGACCTGCAAGACCTCGCTGAGGTTGACCAGACTGCGGCCAACGATATGGCGGCAGTGGAAGGATGGACGACATGGAAGAAAGGTCAGGCGAAGGAATACAAGGGAACGGCGTGGGAGCAGGAATTTGCTGATCGTGAGAACGCTATCGTCAAGGCGATGGCTGACGGCGATGAAGAGACGGTGAACCAGCTCAAGGACGAGTGGGCGCAGGAGCGTTTTGCTCGCGGGCTGGAACGCTACCTCGAATCGGGTGAAGCACCTTCAAGCAAGCTCAAGGATGTGTTCGAGAAGTTCAAGCAGTTCCTCACGCATATCTACAATGCGTTCAAGGGCGAGGGCGGCAAGCCGTCTGAGGACGTGCAGAACGTCATGGCCCGCATGATGGACAGCGATGTAGAGAACACGGTGAAGGTCCCGCCAATGGGCAAGGCTATCATCGGACGCACTGGCAAGGAAACGACGGTCACGACGGACAGCGGCAAGACGATTCGCGTGCGTTATCGCCTCGTGCCGACGGCGCGTGTCATCACGTCGCACAATGCGGAGACGATGGCGGCGAACAAGGCATATCCGCAGGAGCTACAGCCGCGTGACCGTCAGCGCGTATCTATGCAGGAGCAGGTCACGACGATGGCGAACGAGCTTCGCCCGGCTGACCTCGGCGCAGGCCGCAACCTCAATCAGGGAGCGCCTATCATCCGCAAGGATGGCGTCGTGCTCAACGGCAACGGCCGCGCTATGGCCATCCAGAAGGCTACGACGGCGGGTGGCGACAAGGCAACAGCCTACCGCAAATACATCTTCGAGCACTCGAAAGAGTTCGGTATTTCTAGGTCAAACCTCTCACAGATGCGCAAGTATATGCTTGTCCGCGAGGTGGTAGACGATATCGACACGGACACGATGCAGGATATTATCGGCAGTACAGCTGGCGGTTCCCGCATGGGTGCGAGCGAGCAGGCAAAGGCTGACGCGAAGAAAATCAGGCCGCGTGATCTGGAGCGTTATGTCGACAACGAGCAGGGCGACCTGACGACGGCGGCTAACCGCGACTTTGTGGCCGGTGTGCTCTACCGCATCGTCGGCAAGAACGAGCGCAACGCTTACACGGACGAGCATGGCAACGTCAATGCAGACGGCATCCAGCGCGTCAAGCGTGCGCTTTTCTCACTGGCCTACAACGATAACGGCCTCATTGATAAGATGGCTGAGAGTACGGACGACAATATCCGCAACGTCTCGCGCGGCTTGATGAGTGCGGCCCCTGCTTTTGCTCGTGTCAATCTTGCCGTCAAGGATGGGCAGGCGTATGAGTACGACGCCGCAAAGACTATCTCGGACGCCGTCAAGCATCTCGACGCGCTACGCCGCGAGGGCAAACCGGTCAAGGATTATCTCAACGAGCAGAGCATGTTCAGCGAGTATCAGGACACGGACGAGGTGCGCGAGGTGCTGCGGTTCCTCGATGAGAACAAGCGCAGCGGAAAGAAAATCGGCATCTTCCTTAATGACATGGCCCGCTCTATTTTGGAGCAGGGGAGCCCGAACCAGACGTCTCTGATGGACGGCGGCCGCGCAACGCTTGGTGAGATCATCAAGGCCGCAGAGCGTGTAGCACGTGACGGCACGACGGCGGCAAGCCTCTTTGGCAACGAAGAAGGGAGTCACGTTGATGTAGCGAGAAGCAAGGCCTCCGTTCAGGGTGACTTGAAAAAAATCGGTAAACGTGTTGTATTCCTGCCGGATAACTCACTTACATCTCGCGAGAAAGGAATCAAGGAATTTGGCGAAAAGATGGGACTCAAGGTCGTGTTCTTTGAAGGCCCGTCGAATCTTCACGGCATGTACGAGAACGGTGTGAGCTTCATCAACCGCAGTTCTTCTACATCTGCGCCGTGGACGTTCTGGCATGAAACGTTCCATTGGCTCCGCCATAACAATCCAGAGCTTTATCGCCAGATGGTCAGTTATATCGGCAAGAAGCAGGCATTCTCATCGGAACAGTTGCAAGCATACCGTGACAAGACAGGGCGTCAGGCACTCTCTGATGCGGATGTCATCGAGGAGATGCTTGCTGATGCAATGCCGGACGTGCACAAGCGCGTCTCGCTTTTCCGCAATCTTGGTAAAGCAGATGCGCCTTTGTTGCAGCGTTTTGTTGGATGGCTGCGCGATGCGATGCGTGCATTCCATGATGCGCTCACAGGCAGGAAGGCTGGACTCAGCGAGACACAGAAGGCTGCCATGCGTGATGCCTTGGCCAATATTGCGGCAGACTTACGCGACAGCAACGGTAAGCACATTTTTAAGGTCAGCGGTGCAGAGCGCGAGATCACAGCGGCAGATGGAACGAAGCTTTCTTATCCAGCTAGATTCTCTGGCAAGCAGGAAACGCCAACTATCTTCACCGCAGAAGACAGACTCAAGGCTGACAAAAAGGCTTGGAAGGGAACGCTTCGTAAGGCATGGAAAGGCGATATGCCAGACACGACTATGCTGCCTGTAATGCAGACGCCGTTGGTGCTTAAGCTGGTTGGTGCGCCGGATTATCCAATAGTGATGCGGCAGAGCAAGCTGATGAAAATAAAAAAAGATCATCCAGAAGTGACAAAAGCAATCCTGAACGAATTGCCGTCATATCTGGCTGATCCTATGATTATTTTCAAATCGTCTACGGTATCAGGGCGACTTGTCGTTGGAACGGAACTGGAGGATGCAAGCGGGGCAAACATTATTGTTCCTATTGAACTCAACTCCAAAGATGGCCGTATGGATGTTAATGTCATTACATCGGTATACGGAAAAGGAACCCAGCAGTCTGGAACAAATATCGCATGGTTTGTTAACAATATCCAAGCAGGGAATGCCGTATATATAAACAAAAAACAGGCCGCTGACTTCTACCAGTCCGCCGGGCTCCAATTGCCCATGGAGGGTAGAAGGTTCAACGACCTCTTTGGCTCTAGTATAAAGACTGACGCCGATTTAGTCAAGAGTCGCCGAGAAAATCTTGTCCGCTATTCTCTCGACGCGAACGACAATAGCACACCGTCTCTGTTCACCCGTGCATACAACCATCTCACAGGACGCAAGGACGCCGCGTCACATGATAAGAATGTCAAGGCAATGCTGGAAGACATCACGAAAATGCGAATCCGCTTTGGCAAACTCGACCCCGCGACAGAAATTGTGTTCAAGAAGTTCGAGGGCGTCATCCGCGCTCGCAATGCGAACGAGTGGGAGAAGGTGCTGCCGGAGGCAGGGCGTGCCATTGCAGATAGGCTCAACCTGAAGCCTAGCGAGGACATGAACAACTACATCGCGAAGTGGCTTCTCGACGAGGCAACGAATGATACCAGTCAGGAAGCGAGCGACTTTGCGGCGGCACTCAAGAACGACCCGGTTCTCAGCGATCAGCTCGTTGACCTGAAAACTCTCTTCAATGAACGCAACAACCGTGAAGCGGATGAAGTCGTGCGCGATGCTATCCAGTACGAAAAGCCGAAAGAGCGCACAACACTCACGAAAGCATGGGAAACGTTCTACGACGAGATGATTGAAGAGCTTGGCCCTGTCAAGCGAATGGTGAAGCGTGTGCAGGAGAAGAGCGGGCAGGAACTCGCGGCGTCGGTCAACCCGTATATCGCACTCCGTCTCTTCCGTGGCAACGCTGGACGCGCTATGACGATGATTGAAGGGCAGAGCGAGGCTGCTGTCAAGGCGCTCCAGACGAATTACCCGGGCGTCAACTTCAACGGCTTCAAGACCTTGCATATGATTCTGGACGAGTGCGGCGCTCTCCATAACGAAAAGCGCATGAAGGATTTCCTCGCCTTTGCATTGGCTTGCCATGTAAAGGACATCCATACACTCAACAACCGTATCCGCAAGAGCCAGCAGCGTCTTCGCGACAAAATTGCTGACTTGAACGATAAAATCAATAATCTCCCTGAGTATCAGCAGCTTATTGAAAGCGATAAGAAGGTTGATGATAAGTATCAAGAGCAAAGAGAGGCCTATCAAAAAGAGATTGAAGGATACCAGGCGAAGATTGACAAAGCTGAGAAGACCATCATGGAGGTTCCTCGTACCGAAGACGGCCTTTCCCTTACGGAAGATCGGTGCAACAAGGTCATGATGAAGTACATGAAGGAATACGGCGAGGCACAGCAAGACCTTGTCCATTTCTCAAAGGTAACGACTTCTATCCTCTATAATGCAGGCGTCATCAGCAAGAAACGCTACAAGGAGCTGCAAGAGAGATGGCCAAACTACATCCCAATGTTCCGTGTATTCGAGGACAATGAAGAGGTGGATTTCGGCGACAGCCTCAAGCCTATGCACGGCTCGACGCGCCGCATCATCAATCCTCTTGACTCCATCATCCGCAACACGTATGACTTCGTCAAGAAGGCTGAGAGGAACAAGGCCCGTCAGCTCCTGGCTGACCTCACGCGCATCTCTGATGTCGGCGAGTACATCGAGGAAGTCGATAATGCAAAGCCGAACGACAAGACGACAATCACTTTCTACGAGAACGGTGAACGCAAGTATTTGCAAACCGACCCTGACATCGTGAAAGCCGTCAACAATATGGGGCGCGAGGAGAGCAACTGGGTGCTTCGCTTGCTTCATGGTCCGGCAAAGATTGCCCGGGCTTGCTTCACGACGATCAACCCGTCGTTCGCACTTCGCAACCTCATTCGCGATTCGACGGATGCTACTATCTATAGTAAGTACGGCTTCAAGCCTTGGGACTTTGTGCGAGGCTTCCTGCACGCTGTTCATCGCGACGAGCTGTTCTACGAATGGTTGTCTTCTGGAGCAGCGCAGGCCAGCGCTATTTCGCTTGACCGCGACTACACGCAGGCTACGCTGAACCAGATGTCGAAGACATGGAAAGAGAGGCTTCTCTCAAAAGAGTTCCTGCCAGCCATCCTCGAAGGTATGCAGATGGTCGGCGAGTATTCTGAGTACGGCACACGCATTGCGGCCTATGAGCGAGTAAAGAAAACGCTGGCGGGCGAGAACGGACCACACCCAGCAGCTTATGACCTCGTTTCGGCGGCGTTTGAGAGCCGCGATTTGATGGACTTCGCGCGTGGTGGACGTGGCAGTCGTTACTTGAATAACGTTGTTGTCTTTGCCAATGCGTCCATTCAGGGCTTCGATAAGTTCTTCCGAACATTCGACTTCCGCAAGCCGTATCGTAAGGAATCCATGAAGGCGCTTGCACGTCTCTTCCTCTGCGGTATGCTGCCCGCTCTGTTACTCGCCGGCATCCATTCTGGCGATGACTGGTGGGAAGAGCTACCGGACTGGCAGAAAGAGACGAACTGGATTCTCGGCAAGGTTGGCAATACGATCATCCGCATCCCGAAAGGACAGGATATCGGTCTGCGCTTCTTCTCGAATCTCATTGAGAAAGCGATGGATAGGAGCAAGCATAAAGCTGGCGACTACTTCAAACCTGTTTGGGATTCACTGCCAGACATGATTCCGACGGCACTCTTGCCAATCATCGAAGCGACGGCAAATCACAGTTACTTCACGGGTGCTCCAGTCGTACCGAAGTATCAAGAGAAGCTGCCTGCTTATCTCCAGTTCGGCAACGAGACTTCCAGCTTTGCAAAGTTTGTTGGCAAGGTCATCGGCGTATCACCGCGTAAGGTCGAGCACGTCCTGTTCGGCTACACGGGCAATATGGGCAAAGGACTGCTTGGCGTGTATGATACTATCGTCGGCAACCAGAGCCTTAACACGAACCTGAACGAAGCGCCTGTCATCAGCGGCTTCACGGCTATACCGTACAAGCAGAGCAAGACGGTCAACGACTTCTATGATAAGTTCGACGAGCAGCAGCGCCTCAACGAGGAATTCAAGCTCACAAAGAAAAAGCCGGATGGCTATGACCCATCGCTCTACAAGCGCATGACAAAGGCACAGCAGGAGCTGTCCAAAATCAACAAGCAGGAACGCGCAGCTATTGATGACCCGAAGATGGATTCGGGCGTCCGTGAGCAGAAGCAGCTCGGCTATCAGCAGCAGCGGCTCTCCGTAGTCAGGAGAGTCATGGGCCATTGACACTACATCAAGAGCAATTTGCAAATTTTGCACATTGCTCTTTTTCTATAATGGAGGTAAGCATGAATAAAGACCCGCCGGACATACCGGCCGCATATCTTATCTACTATACGAGGTATAAACATGACAGTAAATGATGCAGCTATGATCGTCTCGATCACGGCGACATGCGGAGGCATCTTCTATAAAGTCTGCCTCTCTCCACTGGAGAGGAGCATTGATAAATTGTCACGGCTCATCGACGAGCAATCCGACATGATTTCTAATGACCGCGTGAAGATTGCGGAAGTCGAGTCATCTTGCAGCTCGGCACACCATCGCATCGACCGCCTTGACCGTATCGTTGACGAATGGAAGGGGGATAGGCAATGAAAGATAAGATTGTACGCTTCTCACGGTGGGCGCAGAAGAATTGGCTCGCCCTTGTGATCTTCTTGTCCGTACTCATGATGCTCTTCCTGTGCGCCGTGATGTTCTCGTGGCTCTATGGATACTGGAGCAATGCACTCAGAGGCACGCGCTTTGAGCTGGCGTCGTGCTGGACTGGCATCACGGTTGTTGGTACCGGCATTGCCGGTATTGTCGGCTTAGGAAAAGCATGCTGGACAAAGTACGGCATGGACTCACGGTACAATAGCGAGCAGGGCAAGCCCTACATCAGTAACATTGCAAGCGCCGCGACTGGCGCAGAAAGGAAAGGTACAGTACGATGAGATACGGCATTGATGTTTCGGAGAACAACGGCACGATTGACTGGGAGGATGTGCGCGAAAGCGGCTGTGATTTTGTCATTGTCCGTTCTTCCTACGGTCTCAATAGCCGCGACGAGAAATTCCTTGAGTACGTCAACGGTGCTCATGCCGCTGGCCTACAGTGCGGCGCGTACCATTATGGCTATGCACTGACGCCACAGGAAGCCGTGCAGGAAGCTGTGAATTGCCGCACGGCTATTGCAGATGCAGGCGTGCTCTTAGAGTTGCCGGTCTTCTATGATATGGAAGATGCAGACGGATATAAAGCTCGTCACGGCTTCGATTTCTCGCGTGAGAACGCAACGAATATCTGCCGTGAGTTCTTGAATCATATCCGCCTGGACTGCGGCATCTATGCGTCTAAGTCGTGGCTCGATGATCTCATTGACTGGCGTGACCTCGGCTGTGCCGTCTGGAATGCGCAGTGGATGAAGGGCGATAATCCGACTCCAGACACGAGCAATGATGACCTCGGCGGCATGATGTGGCAGTATACAAATAGGAAGCTCATTGCTGGCCGTTACTACGACGGCGATATCATTTACTGAGGTGATACTATGGAACAGGTGAAAACATGGGTGTACGCTCACCGCCGCATCGTCGGTGCTATTATCTTCGGTATCCTCGCTGTCATTGTCGCTGTGCTGCTTTTTCGTGGCTGTAAGACGGAGCCGCAAAAAGTGACCGTCGAGCCGCAGAGCGAAGCACAGACAGAAACGGGCGTCGAGAAAGCTGCCGACAAAGCGCAAGTACCTGTCAGCCGCCAGCAGGCGCAGGATGCAGCGCAGGAGATACGCTATATCTACCAGCATGACGAGCCGCCGGAATATACCATCATCACGACGGGGGGAGACGTAGAGAAGCAGGTGCAGGCCGCGCAGGAGCGCGCTGGCGCTGACTTCTCGATTGTCGCGTCGGGCGATGGCGAGAAGGCTGACGTCGCATCAATCGGCAAAGACGGGACGGTTGAGCTGAACCAGTACAACGTGCAAGCATACAAGAAGGTGCTGCACACGGTCGAGGTGTCGCCGGATATCGAGGGTGGGCGCGGTATCGCCGAAGTCGGCTACAGCGTCTCGCATAAGGTATCCCGTGACGGCAAGTATTTAGGTGTAGGAGCTTCCTACAATTTCGACAACGACAAAGCATATGTCAAGATGACATACACGTGGTAACAAAGTCTTGCAATCTGTATGAGAGGGCTGTCCTTGCAGGCGGCCCTCTTTTTACGTGCAAAGATTTCCGACGTGGCCGACGCTTGTCTACGATTTGTCTACACATCTAGCGCGGAATACTATTTAACACTATTTACACGCATTTCTTTTCTTGCTTGTATTGCGGCGGGAATCAACGCACGGCGCGGAATCTTATTTACTGCTATTTACACTATGTGACATGGACGTTATAATAAAGAGATAGAGAAAAAGGAGGAATTCCTC